GTCGAAATACTAAAAAATTTATAAGTAAAATAAAAAAGGGATAAAAAAATCCCTTTTTTTATGCCCATAAGTAGAATAAAAGTATTTATGTAAAAGACTTTACTTTTACATGGCTTTACAAAAGATAAATTGGACCCAGATTGACACTGCGGTTGTTCCTTCAGGTACCACGATTGATTTGGGTGCAATATCAGGACCACTCCATGCGGTCTATGCGGAAAATCTTTATATATCAGGTCAATCAATAGGTGATTTTGTTGCAGAGGCGGGAACTGATGAATTAAATCAATTTAGTGCATCGGTTAAGGCGGCACTTGAGTTCACCGGTTCTAACCTAACAGTTAAGGGAAATTTATTAGTAAAAGGTACTACCACATCAATAAATTCTAATGTTGTCACAATTGGTGATAATGTACTTGAATTAAATGGTAGTGAAGCCACCTTTGGTGGATTACTTATAAAAGACCCAACCAACCCAAATAAAATATCCGGTTCGTTATTATGGAATACAACCAATGATTATTGGGTTGCGGGTCCTTTAGGACAGGAAGAAAAGGTTATATTACAAAGTGACTTAGATTCAAGTAGCATTTGGCAAGAAACCGGTTCGTTTTGGGCAACAACAAATGACTTACAAGTAACCGGTTCAGTGGTCATTAGAGGAGATTTACGAGTTGAGGGTACAACAACCTTAGTTCAAAAATTAGACCCTAATGCTCAGTCTTTAATCATATCAGGAGCGGCGAGTATTGTGAGAAATGAATTTGCGTCAGCATCACTAAGCATTCAAAATTTAGGAACATTTGCCGATAGATCTATGAATTCTGTTATTGATTGTGGTGATGGCTTTTTCTAATTAAAAATAAAGTATTTATATAAATAAAAAGAACAACAAACGCAAATGGCACAAATAATTAAACATAGAAGGGGTTCGATTGACACGTTATCATCAGCAACAGCAAAAAAGGGTGAATTAATCATAGCAACAGGATCTGTTGGTAACATGAGTGGTCCTTGGGTATTTGTTGGTGAAACCGAAGGTAGTGCTGGAGCATTTAGAGGATTATCAAAAATATACCAAGGTGCTGCGGTACCTAACTTAACAGTAGGTACATGGGGGTCAACTCTTAATGGTACACCATTTTATTCATCTAACGATAAAACATTATACATTTTAAGTAATGCCGGTAATACGGACATCGATTTAACAGGTAATATTGAGGGAAACACTATTAGTGGTTTAACTATTAATCAATTAAATGGTGATTTAAGATTAGATGGTGATTTGTACATGACAGGTAATACCTATCAGACAGGTTCACACTACTTAACGGGAGATGTTATTTTATCAGGTAGTATTAATATTGGTGATAACTTAACGGGTGACACTATTAATTTCGGTGGTGAAGTAAATTCAGATATATTACCAACAACAACCGCAACATTCGATTTAGGTAAGTCGGGTAAAACATGGAATAATGTTTGGGCTGAAAATGCTCACTTTACAAACATATCAATTGGTGATATCACATTGGATAGTTTATCACTTCCGGGTGATTTAACTGTAAGTGGTACAACAACATTATCGGGTTCTGTTTATGTTGAAGATTTAACAGAAAAGAGATTAGTTGTAGCGGGTGCGAATGGTTTGTTAACAAACTACAGTGGTTTAACATTTGACAATGGTAATTTAAATTTATCAGGAGCACTTGAAGTAACAAACATTCAAGGTACGGGTTCATTATATCTAAAACCAGATAAATTAGATTCAAGACATTTTGAAATTTATAATAGTGCGGCACCTTCAGGTTATACGGATATTCATTTTGTGGGTTATGCAGACTTCAACTTCTTTGGTGATGACACTAACTACTTAAAAATTGACAATACCATTTCAAAAATTAGTATTGAATCTTCGGGTGGAGTTGATATTATTACCTCAGGTTCATTAAACATAAAAACTGAAGATGGTAACGACCTTCTTGTGAGTTCAAGTAGTGATTTGAATTTAGAAGCTGACACCGACATTAGTATAACCGCGGGTGACGATCTTAGATTATATTCTAATGATACATTCTCATTAAGAAACTATAGTTTAGACGAAAATATTACGTTAGTTACAAAGTATAATAGTGGTGATGAAAAGACAATGTCATTTGACTTTAATGGTAATTTAACAATACCGAGTGGATTTACAGGTAGTTTTGCCGACATTAATGTACAAGCACAATTAGCATCTGCTGCGGTTGAAGATTTAACTGAAAATAGAATCGTATTAGTGGGAGTTGGTGGTGAATTAGAAGACGACGCTAACTTTACATTTGATGGTACGACATTTAAAATTGGTGATGGTGATGTTGAAATAGATGTTGATGGTGATATTAGAACTTCAGGTTCATTAAAGGTAGATTCAGGTTTAACCGTATCAGGAAATACAATATTATATGCTGATTTGTATGTTTCAGGTAATATTGAATTCTACGGATCAACAACTAACGTTCACATCTCATCATCACAAGTTGAAATTGGTGATAATATTATTTTATTAAATGCCTATTCACCGTTTGAAAGATATGCGGGTATGGCACTATATGATTCAGGTTCTAGTGGTGAATCAGGTTCTTTCTTGTGGGATTCTTTGAATAACTACTTCTTATTGAACAATAATGGTAGTACAAGTAAAGTTATTGGTACAACAACAAACACATTAGGTAATGAAAATAGTTTAACTGATACATATTTCCCAATCGCAACTGGTGATAATACAATTGGTAATAGTTTATTAAGATATAGTGGAACAACATTATCGTTTAATACAAACAAATTTACCGTAGACTCATCAAGTGGTGATGTTTATGTTGGTGGTAATGTTAGAATTAACGGTGCTGGAGGTTCAAACTACACAGGTTATACATCTGAAATTGTATTTAAAAACAGTGATGATGATTTAGGTTTTGTTAGTAGTACTGACACACAAACAGTAACAACACAATTGTTGGGTTACAAATCTTCGGATGGTACATTAGTTTTCTCATCATTAATTGATGGCGGTTCATACTAAAACAAAAAAGTTATAAAATATAAAGGGAACTCAAAAGGTTCCCTTTTTTATTAAATTCTATTTATTTAAACTATTTTTTTGTGTATTTATAGAAAGACTTATATAAGTCTTATTAACCGTGGTATATACCACAATTGAATGAGGGAACCATACATATGGCACAAATAGTTAAACTGCGTAGGAGCGCTGTATCCGGTCAAAAACCAACAAACAGCAATTTACAGTTAGGTGAATTGGCATTGAACACTACCGATGGTAAAGTGTACATGGCGGTGTCAGGTTCGGGAGGACCCTCAGTTCAAGAATTAATAGTTACAAACACGGTTAATACAGGTTCTATCCATCTTACGGATAATATAACTGCATCATTCTTTACAGGTTCATTTGTTGGTGATGGAACCAAATTGTATAACATTCCAGCAAGTGGAGTTACCGGTTTAGAATTATTTAAAATTGCAACAGGTAGTGTAAGCGCTTCGTTAGAAGATGGTTCATTACGTGTTAATACAAACGTTTATATAACCGGTTCATTAACCGCAACAGGATTCACAGGAAGTGCACTTGGTTTAACAAATGTACCGTTTCATATTACGGGATCTGATGTCGATGGTAACACATATGACAAACAATTTACAAAATTACAATTTGACGATAGTACAGGATTAAACGTAAGTGAATCCGTTAGTGGTACTGCGTTTATATCAATAGGTTCACACTTTAGAGATATTTTTGTTAGTGGTCATGATATGTTAAGGGCAACTGGTTCAGACGCCTTTGAAATTATCGGATTAGGTGGTTTACATGTTTCAACATCAATCGTTGATACCAATTCAAACGGATATCAGAAAGAACTTTACATAGATACTACAGAGTTATCTTCGTCAATTAATACAAGGATACAATATGCGATTGATAATGCGGTAATTGTTTCAGGTTCTAATAAATTATTAACTGTAACAACTCCGGCAACAACATGGTCTTTCAATCATAATTTAGGAAATGTTTATCCTGTTATTAATGTATTTGATGAAAATAAAAATCAAATAATTCCACAAGGTATTCATTTAGTTGATGATAACAACTTAGAAGTTTATTTTAATGTTAATACTATTGGTACTGTTGTTGCCACAGTTGGTGGTAATGGTTCTGCAGGTACTTCAGGAACGAGTGGTGCAGATGGTTTAACTACCGTAGGTGCTTACAATTCATTAACGGTTACAGGTGAAACAACAACATGGAATTTTCAACATAATTTAGGTGCACAATATCCCGTATTTCAAATATATGATACGAATGGTTTTGTAATAATTCCAGAACAAATTGAGGCGGTCGATTTATATAACTCAATAATAACATTTTCATCACCACAATCAGGTATTGTTGTTGCAACTCTCGGTGAAGGTGGTGGAGGTTCATCTGGTACTTCAGGTACGTCAGGTTCAAGTGGAACTTCGGGAAGTAGTGGAACATCAGGTACTTCAGGCTCAAGTGGCAGTAGTGGTACTAGTGGTTCTGCCGGCACATCAGGAACTTCAGGTTCAAGTGGATCGGCAGGTACCTCAGGTACTTCAGGAACTTCGGGTTCTAGTGGGTCTTCAGGAACATCTGGAACAAGTGGTAGTGATGGTTCTTCAGGAACAAGTGGTAGTAGTGGAACAAGCGGGTCTTCAGGGTCAAGTGGAACAAGTGGTTCATCAGGTTCATCAGGTACAAGTGGTTCAGCAGGAACTTCAGGTACGTCGGGGTCGTCAGGAACATCTGGTACATCAGGAAGTAGTGGTACGTCCGGAACAAGCGGTTCAAGTGGAACATCGGGTACATCCGGTTCTTCAGGAACTGCAGGTACGTCAGGTACATCGGTAACAGTCGGTGGTACAACTAACACGGTTGTGAAATTTGATTCTCCAACAACAATTGCCGATTCAAATATTGACGACGACGGAAGTTTAATTACATTAAACACTAATACAACAATTTCAGGTTCATTATCGGTAACGGGAAGTGTCAATATAACTGATGGTAGAATATATAATCAGTTCTCAAATATTGTTTCAGGTACAACAACCGTTTTTGCAATTCAAACAGGTTCATTCACCTCCGCATTCTTTAATTATACATTATACGATGGAGCAAATGCTAGAGCGGGTATTATTGTAAGCACATGGAATGGTAACATTATAAACTATAATGAAACAACAACAACGGATATTGGTGACACAACCGATGCAACATTCGACATGTCATTATCTAATGAAGGTCACATACAATTGACGGTTGACTCAACCGCCAACTGGGCATTTAAAACTATGACAACGTTTTTATAAAAAATAAATGAAATTAAGTAAATAACAAATATTTATAAAGGACTTAGTGTAACACAAAAACAAAAGTAGAAAATGGCAAATCAATTTATAGTTAAAAACGGTCTCATTGTAGATCAAGGTGGGGCGATAATAACGGGATCATCCAATATTTCGGGTTCACTAGGAATAACAGGATCACTCAATCTTTCAGGTAGTCAAACGATTACCGGAAATTTAGAGGTTGGTGGTAATTTGATTGCCAATCAATACATCGTTTCCTCTTCAGTTAGTTACATAACAGAATCATTTGCCTCAGGTTCACACAAGTTTGGTGATAGTTTAGACGATAATCATGATTTTACAGGTAGTGTAAACATTTCAGGTTCTTTAAATATTAACGGTACTTCATATGAGGCCGCCACATCGGGTACTTCAGGTACATCTGGAACTGCAGGAACAAGTGGAACTTCAGGTTCTTCAGGTTCAAGTGGAAGTAGTGGTTCATCAGGTTCTAGTGGTTCTTCAGGAACATCTGGAACTGCAGGTTCTTCAGGAACATCAGGTACCTCAGGTACAAGTGGTTCTTCTGGTACATCAGGTTCTTCTGGTACTTCAGGTACAAGTGGTTCTTCAGGTTCTAGCGGTTCAAGTGGTAGTTCAGGTTCATCTGGTACTTCAGGAACATCAGGTTCTAGTGGTACTGCTGGTACTTCAGGGTCAAGTGGAACATCGGGTTCTGCGGGTACTTCAGGAACGTCAGGTTCTAGTGGTACTGCGGGTACAAGTGGGTCATCTGGTTCTTCTGGAACTTCAGGTTCTAGCGGATCGTCTGGTTCATCAGGTTCTAGTGGAACGGCAGGTTCTTCAGGAACGTCAGGTAGTTCGGGAACTTCAGGTTCTAGCGGTAGTAGTGGTTCATCAGGTACTAGTGGTTCTGCGGGTACATCAGGAACTGCGGGAACGTCTGGTTCAAGCGGTTCAAGTGGTACTTCAGGTTCATCAGGCACATCAGGTTCTAGTGGTACTGCAGGTACATCAGGTTCATCGGGAACAAGTGGTAGTTCAGGTACATCAGGTTCTTCAGGTTCAAGTGGTTCAAGTGGAAGTTCAGGTTCAAGTGGTTCGGCTGGTACTTCAGGAACAAGTGGAACCTCAGGTTCTAGTGGTTCTTCAGGTTCTAGTGGTTCATCAGGAACTGCGGGTACTTCAGGAACTGCGGGTTCTAGTGGTACTTCAGGTACTTCAGGTAGTTCAGGGTCTTCAGGAAGTTCAGGAACAAGTGGAACCTCGGGTTCTAGTGGGTCATCAGGTACATCAGGTTCAAGCGGGACCTCAGGAACTGCGGGTACTTCAGGTACTTCAGGTTCTAGCGGTTCAAGTGGGTCGAGTGGTACGGCGGGAACTGCTGGTACATCAGGAACATCAGGTTCGAGCGGTACATCGGAGGTATATAAAACAACATCAAGCGACACATTCATATTAGGACAAGGAGGTTCGTTAACAGTACCAAGTGGTTTAAGTTATACCATTGGTCAATCAATTATAATCGCATACGACGTAAATAATTACCAAGAATCGGATGTGGTATCATATAGTGGTACGACATTAACGTTTACAGCACCAGATGCTAACGGTACAGTTGGTAGTGGAGAATATTCATCATGGGTTATTAACTTAGATGGTGCTACAGGTGCAGATGGTTCTTCAGGTACTTCAGGTACTAGTGGTTCATCGGGAACAAGTGGTAGTTCAGGTTCAAGTGGTTCATCAGGAACTGCCGGTACCTCAGGTACATCAGGTTCGAGTGGGTCATCGGGAAGTAGTGGTTCATCAGGAACTGCGGGTACATCTGGTACATCAGGAACGTCAGGTTCAAGTGGTTCTTCAGGGTCAAGCGGGACATCAGGTTCTAGCGGTACTTCGGGGTCTTCAGGTTCAAGTGGTTCAAGTGGTACTTCAGGTACAAGTGGTAGCTCGGGTTCTTCAGGTTCTTCTGGTACGTCAGGTACATCTGGTTCATCAGGTAGTTCAGGAACGGCAGGTACATCGGGTTCTTCAGGTACGTCAGGTTCTAGTGGTTCATCAGGGTCATCAGGAACTTCAGGTACAAGTGGAACTTCAGGTTCTAGTGGTTCTAGCGGAACTGCCGGTACATCAGGAACTTCAGGTTCTTCAGGTTCATCAGGAAGTTCAGGTACCACAGGTACTTCAGGAACATCAGGAAGTAGTGGTAGTAGTGGAACATCTGGTACTTCAGGCTCAAGTGGGTCAAGTGGTAGTGATGGTTCATCAGGAACTTCAGGAACATCAGGTTCTAGTGGTTCTTCAGGAACTGCCGGTACTTCGGGAACGTCGGGTTCATCAGGTACATCAGGTTCTGCGGGTACGTCAGGAACAAGTGGTAGTTCAGGTACTTCAGGTTCATCTGGCACATCAGGTTCTAGCGGTTCTTCAGGAAGTTCAGGCACTGCGGGTACATCAGGTACTTCAGGAACAAGTGGAACGTCAGGTTCTTCAGGTTCTAGTGGTTCTTCAGGAGATAGTATATTTGCTTTAACAGGGTCAGTTTGGGAAACAAACTTAAGTGTCAAATTTAATCAACCAGTAACTTCTTCTGTATTCACAGGTTCGTTCATCGGTGATGGTTCAGGTTTATATAACATTCCTGCAAGTGGTGTAACAGGATTAGAATTAAATAAAATTGTAAACGGTGCAGTAAGTGCTTCGGTTTTAGGTGATGGAACTTTCAGAGTAAATGGAGATACTTTCATTAACGGTACATTAACCGCAAAAGAAATACATACGAGTATTGTTACATCTTCAGTACTTTACGAAAGTGGTAGTACTAAATTTGGAGACACACTTGATGATAACCATTCATTTACTGGTTCTGTTAACATTACAGGTTCATTATTCTTAAATGGTGTAACTGTTGGTACAGGTAAGTTAAATGAATCTGATTTCAACAGTTATGTTTCAAGTTCAACTTCACAATTTGCAGGTACATCGTCATTTGCGGTTTCATCATCATATGCTGTTTACGCAGAAAATGCGGTTATCGTTTCGGGTCAAACTAAAACATTAACAGTAGGTGTTAACGCAACAACATGGTCTTTCAATCACCAATTAGGTTACAAATATCCAGCAATTAATGTTTTCGACACTAACGATAAAGTTGTTGTTCCAACAGAGATTGAGGTTATTGATAGTAATAATTTAAAAGTATATTTTAATACACCACAAAGTGGTACAGTAATCGCAACTGTCGGTGGTAACGGTTCTTCAGGAACATCAGGAACTGCCGGCACAAGTGGTAGTTCAGGGTCAAGTGGAACATCAGGAACATCGGGAAGTTCTGGCACATCAGGTTCATCGGGAACATCCGGTACAAGTGGTTCTGCGGGTACATCAGGTACATCAGGTTCTTCAGGAACTAGTGGAACATCAGGTTCATCGGGTTCTTCAGGAACTTCAGGTTCTAGTGGATCATCAGGAAGTAGTGGTAGTTCAGGAACTGCCGGTTCTTCGGGAACGTCAGGTACTTCAGGAACATCAGGAAGTTCTGGTTCAAGTGGAACATCAGGTAGTTCGGGCTCATCAGGTACGTCAGGTACAAGTGGTTCTAGTGGATCTTCAGGAACATCAGGTTCTAGTGGTTCGAGCGGTTCTTCAGGAACTTCTGGTTCATCAGGAACATCAGGTAGTTCAGGTTCATCAGGTAGTTCAGGAACAAGTGGAACTTCAGGTTCTTCAGGTTCAAGCGGTTCTAGTGGAACAGCAGGAACATCAGGTACTTCAGGAACATCAGGAAGTTCAGGTTCTAGTGGAACGGCTGGTACATCAGGTACGAGTGGTAGTTCAGGTTCAAGCGGTTCAAGTGGTTCATCAGGAACTGCAGGTACATCTGGCACATCAGGAACATCAGGTAGTTCAGGTTCATCAGGTTCTAGTGGAACTGCAGGTACATCAGGTACATCAGGTTCTAGTGGATCATCAGGAAGTAGTGGTACATCAGGTACATCAGGTTCAAGTGGTTCTTCAGGAAGTAGTGGTACTTCAGGAACATCGGGAACTTCAGGTTCTAGTGGTTCATCAGGTTCATCAGGAACTGCAGGTACTTCAGGAACATCAGGAACATCAGAGGTTTATAAAACAACATCTAGTAATTCTTTCACTTTAGGTCAAGGAGGTTCTCTTACTGTTCCATCAGGATTAAGCTATTCTATTGGTCAATCTATCATCATTGCGTATGATGTAAACAATTACCAAGAATCAGACGTAGTAAGTTATAGTGGTACAACATTAACATTTACAGCACCTGATTCAAATGGTACAGTTGGTTCGGGAACATATTCATCATGGACAATAAACTTAGACGGTGCTACAGGTGCTGATGGTTCTAGTGGTACTTCAGGTTCTTCTGGAACATCAGGAACAAGTGGTAGCTCAGGTTCTTCAGGAACAAGCGGAACATCAGGTTCTTCAGGTTCATCAGGAACTGCAGGTACTTCAGGAACAAGTGGAACATCAGGTTCTAGTGGTTCTAGTGGTTCTTCAGGAACAAGTGGTACTTCAGGTACGTCAGGTTCTAGCGGAAGTTCGGGAACCGCAGGAACATCAGGAACATCAGGTAGTTCAGGTTCATCAGGAAGTAGTGGAACTTCAGGTACATCAGGTACGTCAGGTTCTGCAGGAACAAGTGGTAGTTCAGGTTCATCAGGAAGCTCTGGAACAAGTGGAACATCAGGTTCTTCAGGTTCAAGTGGTTCAAGTGGAACATCAGGTTCATCAGGTAGTAATGGTTCATCAGGAACATCAGGTTCTTCAGGGTCTAGCGGTTCATCAGGTACAAGTGGAGCGACAGGTTCATCAGGTACGTCAGGAAGTAGTGGTAGTACTACGGTAGGTGCTTATAATTCATTAACCGTATCATCACCAAGTACAACATGGTCATTCCAACACGATTTGGGAGCACAATATCCTGTTGTTCAAGTTTATGATAATAATGGTTTTGTAATCATACCTGAAACGATTGAAGCGATTGACTTATACAATATTGAAGTAACATTCTCATCACCACAGGCAGGTTTAATAGCGGTGACGCTTGGTGAAGGTGGTGGTGGTTCATCAGGAACTTCAGGAACATCAGGTTCTAGTGGTTCATCAGGAACTGCGGGAACAAGTGGTAGTTCAGGAACGGCAGGTTCATCAGGTTCATCAGGTACTTCAGGTTCGGCAGGTACTTCAGGTACATCGGGTACTTCAGGTTCTAGTGGTTCATCGGGTACAAGTGGAACATCAGGTTCATCAGGAAGTTCTGGTACAAGTGGAAGTTCTGGAACATCAGGTTCATCAGGAAGTTCGGGAACATCTGGTTCATCAGGTACTTCAGGTACAAGTGGAACGTCAGGTAGTTCAGGAACTGCCGGTACATCAGGTACATCGGGAAGTTCAGGTTCATCTGGTACAAGTGGTACATCTGGGTCTAGCGGTTCAAGTGGAACGTCAGGTACTTCAGGTAGTTCAGGGTCTTCAGGAAGTTCAGGAACAAGTGGAACAAGCGGTTCAAGTGGTACATCAGGTTCTAGCGGTTCTTCAGGTTCAAGTGGTTCTTCAGGAACTTCAGGTACAAGTGGAACATCAGGTTCTTCAGGTACTTCAGGTACTAGCGGTTCAAGTGGAACATCAGGAAGTTCAGGAAGTTCAGGAACAAGTGGTTCAAGTGGTACTGCGGGAACATCTGGTACATCAGGTTTAATAACATTGAGTGGCACAACCGATAATGGTATTATAACATTAAATGGATCAGCACCAAACGGTACGGTTGAAGCTAACTTAACATTTGACGGAACAACATTAGGTATTACGGGTGACATATTAATAAACAATAAAGTTGACATTCAAGCAAAAAGTCAATCTGTTACGGGTACATCAACAATGTTTACATTAACAACATATAATGGTGTGGTTATGGATTACTTGGCGAAGAATGGTTCTAATATGAGAGCAGGTACGTTGGTAGGTATTTGGGATGGTTCAAATTCTAAATTGTCTGAAACAACAACAACTGACTTAGGTAACACTACCGCAGTTTCATTCACGGTATCAAATACAGGAACGATAAATGCAGTTGTAACCTCAGGAACGTGGACCATTACGGCAACAGCAAGAGCTTTAGGTGTTTAATATCTAAATAAAAGTTTATAAAAAGGGGGAATTATCCCCCTTTTTTTATTTTATAATAAACCATTTAATATTTATAGAAACACATTAGTGGAAATGAAACTAATCAACTATGGCAAACGAATTTAGAGTCAAAAATGGCCTCGTAGTCTCGGGGTCTGCAGAAATCCAAAACGATTTAATCGTTCAAGGTACATTAACCGCAAAAGAAATACATACAAGTTTAGTTACTTCGTCTGTTATTTTTGAATCAGGTTCAACCATATTTGGTAACACTAATGATGATATACATCAATTTACAGGTAGTTTAAGAATATCAGGTTCATTATCAATTAATGGAACCTCATTTAGTGCTGCAACATCAGGAACAAGTGGAACTGCCGGTACATCAGGTTCTTCAGGTTCTTCAGGTACTTCAGGTAGTAGTGGTTCATCTGGTTCTTCAGGAACAAGAGGTTCATCGGGAACAAGTGGTACTTCGGGATCAAATGGTTCTTCGGGGTCAAGTGGAACCTCAGGTTCATCAGGTTCTTCAGGAACTGCCGGTAGTTCAGGGACTTCGGGTTCTAGCGGTAGTTCAGGAACATCAGGTTCAAGTGGAAGTTCAGGTTCAAGTGGTTCATCAGGAACCTCAGGTACTTCGGGTTCTAGTGGAACAAGTGGTAGTTCAGGAACTTCAGGTACTGCAGGTTCTAGTGGTTCCTCAGGTTCATCTGGTACATCAGGTAGTTCAGGTTCTAGTGGTTCATCAGGAACAAGTGGAACATCTGGTACTTCAGGTAGTAGTGGTTCTTCAGGTTCAAGTGGTGTTAGTGGAACAAGTGGAACGTCAGGTACTTCAGGTACAAGTGGCTCAAGTGGTAGTTCAGGTTCTTCAGGAAGTTCTGGTTCGTCGGGTACTAGAGGAAGTTCCGGTACGTCAGGTACTTCAGGGTCAAGTGGGTCAAGTGGTAGCTCGGGTTCTTCAGGTTCAAGTGGAAGTTCAGGGACTTCGGGTTCTAGTGGTAGTTCAGGAACATCAGGTTCGTCAGGTTCTAGTGGTACCTCAGGTTCTTCAGGTTCATCAGGAACTGCGGGTACAAGTGGTTCATCAGGAAGTTCGGGAACATCTGGATCATCAGGAAGTTCGGGTATATCAGGAGCGTCAGGTTCTAGTGGTAGTAGTGGTTCATCAGGAACGAGTGGAGCAACAGGTTCACCGGGTTCTAATGGTAGTAGTGGTTCTTCAGGTTCTAGTGGTAGTTCAGGAACAAGTGGAGCAACGGGTTCACCGGGTTCTAATGGTAGTAGTGGTTCTAGTGGTTCTTCAGGTTCTAGTGGTTCATCTGGAACAACAACTATCACAAATGCGGCGGACAATAGAGTTATGACATCTGTTGGTGGAGTTACATTAAATGCGGAGGCAAATTTAACATTTGACGGTTCAACATTAACAGTTGCAGGTAATGTGTTACCCGACGCAAACAATACAAGAAATTTAGGTTCAGCATCTTTGGGTTGGGCAAACGTTTATACGAACGACTTACACATGAGTAACATGAATAAAGAGGGTGGTAATGATATTGACGGTACGAACGGTGATTGGACCATACAAGAAGGTGAAGAAAACTTATATATTATTAATAATAGAAATGGAAAAAAATATAAGATTAAATTAGAAGAGATATGAGTTATGTAATTTTAAAACAATTATTGCCATCATTAGAAGGAACTCAAGATTATGATGAGGATATGAATTACATAACTAAATGTGTATGTATTGATAATGATGAATTATTTATTTTTAATACGTTAATAGAAGCGGAAAATAAAAAAACCGAACTTTTAAATGATGAAAGATATAATGGTAGAAAATTAAAGATAACTGAAATATAATGAGTGTTTTTTTAAAAACAAATAAAATCCAATCAAGTGGAATTAAATCATCGAATTTTTCAACATCAATTGTAAAAAACGGTTTAATTTTACATGTCGATGTTGCAGATATCGATTCATATCCAGGTAGTGGAACAAAGTTATACGATTTAAGTCAAAATGGTATGACAGGTACTACCGGTACGGGAGTTTCATATTCAAGTAGCAACACAGGCGTTATGTCATTTGACACTACTTCAGATGCTAATATTTCATTTTTAGGACATCAGTTTTTTCAATTTTATACGGGTGATTTTAGTTTAGAAATGTGGATATACCCAACCTCTTTCTCAAGTTATACTCATATGTTTGCAATGCCCGACCAAGGTACATTCGCGTTAAAGGCTGAAGTAACAACTGGTAATATATATTTCTATTCGGGTGGTGTTTTTGGAACATATGGTTCAACACCAGGTTGGACATTGACAATAAACGCATGGAATCATGTTGTAATGACAAGACGTTCAAATTTCGCATATTGTTACCTAAATGGTTCACTAAAAGGTAAAGTATCGGGATTTAATAATAGCATAAATCCGGCCACATTAAATATTGGTGCGGGTTGGCCAAATGAAAGACCAACAAAACAAGTTTCACAAATAAGAGTGTATAATAGAGGTTTAGTTAATGCGGAAGTTGTAAATAACTATTATGCCACTAAAAGTAGATTTGGTTTATAATATAATATTATGGGATTAACAATAGGAGGAAATACGATAGATTCAACAACTTTAACACCAGATGGTGGAATTTATAAACAAACTTTCCGTAAGGTTACTTTAGATATGATTGATTCATATGAAATACCAAACTCAACATTGGTATATTCTCAAAATGATTCAAATGGATTTTATACTATAAAGGCATATCATAATGGTGGTGGTTGTGGTAATCCTGCGGAATCGGGAGTATGGGTTAAAATAAAAACATCGATACCGTGGAGTAGAGTGGTTTGTGACTTTACAGTTAAAGGTTCCGCATCTTGTTGGGGATTTAACGGTAATGGTTATGGTCAATTTACCGATTCAACCGGTAATTTACAAAGTTATTCAACCGCATCGGGAGACATTATATTTGGTCCTGACGCAACCTACTCATTTCAAAATTCACAATATACCATAAAGGCAAGTGCGTGTGATAACGACGTTACTAACTTTATGAGATATGATACCGGAGTCGATAGGACGTTCACTATGTTCTCAAGAAGAAATAATTTATCAAATTTAGCAGGACCATTACATGGTAGGTCATGTAATAGCACTGGTGTTGATAGTTACACCATTATCTCAAACATTTATATATTTTAAAATATGCCAATATACATTAAAACCGATAAGATTGAAAGTACTACGATTGGAGCTGAAGGTCAATCACATCGTTCTATTGTTAGAGACGGATTGGTATTATATTTAGACGCCGCGGATCCCGATTCTTATACAGGTAGTGGTACAACTTGGTATGATTTATCGGGTAATGGTTTTAATGCCACATTAAAAAATAGTCCAACATATAGTACAAACAATTTAGGTAGATTTTCTTTAGATGGTACAAATGATTATGCTTATGTTGGAGCAACATTTCCATCTTATACTAATTTTACTGTTTCATTTTGGGTTAACGTACAAACTATTGCTAACCACAGAGGTATATTTTGTATTAAAAACGCTGCCGATACTGCGGATTATGGTTCAGGTAATTTTGCCATACACACATTAACTGACGGTTATTTTGGTATGGAAGCTTCGGATTTATATGCTGGAAACACATCAAAAAACAATACCATTGTTTATAATACAAATGCCTATTGTACAGTAGTTTGTGATCAAACAAATTCAATAGTTAGATATTATTTAAATGGATATGCAAATGGTACTCAAGCAATTACGTCGACAATAACGTTTAGTGACCACACCGCTCTTTTTATCGGATCAAGACAATATTCAACCACAGGAGAAAACTCACCTCAAAATACCTTAACAGGATATTTGTATCATTTATTATTTTATCAAAGAGTATTATCCCAAACAGAAATATATCAAAATTATATATCAACTAAAGACAGATTTAATTTAGGTGGTTATTATAATTGCGGATACGGGTGTCAATATTATAGTTTTAACCCCAATTGTACTGCCTGCTAATTTTCATTTATTTTTAGTAATTTTTTTTTTATATTATACCAATGAATAATATAGGATTTGGTATTTTATGTTTTGGTGACGAATATTATTTTAAAGGAACCAAAGAAAAAATTAAAGAATTAATTTCTTTAGATTATTCTGTCTATATCATCACAGATAAACCAAACGAATTTCAAACATCAAACAATTTAATTAACGTCATCAATTATGATAGACAAATAAAGTCATATCATGATAAAATGTTATTACCAAAATACATTTTAGAGAATCATGAAATTTGTATCATATTGGATGCTGATTTACACATCAAAGATTATTCCTTTTTAAAAAATTTAAAAGAATATCAATTCTTAGTGGGAATTTCATATATAGACACACTTCTAAATCATCCGGCAAAAATTGTTTTTAACAATAATTTTAATTTCAATGAATTGGAGTGGATACCTTATAAAAAATACATCGATTACGTTTACGAACCGGTATTAGGGTATGAAACAATTTGGGAATACATGTTAATAGTTAATAAATTTGGATTTAACCAAGAGAAATTCTACAATGAATATGAAAAATTACAAATTGTTAAAGAATATTCGGATTTGTCAGTAAAAAAAGATATATTAGGTAACGGAGAAGGTATCTCCATAAGATTGAGTTCAATTTTATCCGACACATTAATACAAAGGGATTTTGAATTGTATGAAATAATAAAAGATAAAGTTGAAAGTGTAAGTAAAAAATTCACAAGACCTGAGTTATGGCCGGAATGGATGAAATGATTAGTAATCAAGAGTTTATAAAGAAAAACATTACCACGAATGATGGTGAACCGGTCCCATATAGATGGACACACGGGGCAACCGACGAACATTTAGGTGACGGTATTCTTGTATACTCTTTAATCCAACACATGAGGTCTAAAAATTGTGTTTGTATAGGTTCGGGCGGTGGTTATATCCCAAGAATCATAACACAGGCTAGAATTGACTTATATAAACAAGGTATATTTGAAGGAAATGGAGACTATAATTGGGGTGACATCGGTGCTACTTATGTTGTTGACGCTTGCAATGGTATTGGTGGCCCAAACGATTTGGATAATGAAGAATCATTCTACAGGAAGAAGTTTTATCCGAGATTTATTAAATCGACTTCTGTCGACGCGTATCATGATTTTTTTGTTAGACAGGATATTAAAATAGATTTCTTGTTTATCGACGGGGATCACTCATATGAAGGAGTTAAATTAGATTTTGATTTATATTCTAATTTATTATCAGATAACGGTATAATTGTTATACACGACACAGACGAAAAATATGAAGAATCACTGATTGTCTCGGAAGATTCAAAAAAAGACCACCATCGATTTGATGGTCCGGCAAAATTTATTAAAGAATTACAAAAAAATCCTAACTATAATTTGATTAATTTATTTAATTTTCGTATATTATCTACTAAACCCACATCAAGTGGTTTAACGATAATAAACAGAAAGTATGATTAGATTAGTTACAGTTATTGGACACGGCTCGAACTTAATCCCACATTTTATTAATCATTACGAAACCAAGGTTGACGAAATCAATATGATTGTTTATGTTTCAGACGTTAACCCAAATTTAGAAGAAGAGGTTTATGAAAAGGTGAATAATCACCCAAAAGTAAAAATAGTATCAATTATAAATGATAGAGTTTTTGATTGGAATAGAGTGACAGAACTTTATAATCAAACAAAAATGAGATATCCAAATGATTGGTGGGTTGTTGCTGACATAGATGAATTTCATGTTTATTTAAATCCGGTTAAATTCATTGTTGATGACTGCGAAAAGAATGGTTATGAATTAGTTCGAGGAGGTTTTATTGATAGGATAGGTCCTGACGGTGAATTTGTAGAATTAGAAGATAATAAATATATTTGGGAACAATTTCCAAACGCAGGATTTTTTAGATACCCAATGAGTAGTGCGTGTCCCAACAAAGTTTGTATAATGAAAGGACACATTGAAATAACATCAGGTCAACATTATGCAAAAATCGGTGGACAAACAACATGGAAATGGCAAGGATGGAATCACCCATTAATTAGTAGTCATCATTCTGTTCAAGTTCATCATTTTAAATGGGATAAAACATCTATCAATAGAATCAAATCGGTTGCATCAATTAAACAAGTTTATGCATTTTCTGAAGAGTATGATAAAATGTATAAAGCATTAAGTAAAACAAAATTTAAAATAGATTTGGAAAATAAAGATTATATGTTCGAATCTAATCAAGTAAGACCAAAATACGACGAGTATAGAAATTGGAATAAACTATATAAAAAAATAATATCAATATGAGTACTAAAGTTGAAAAAGAAATCGACGCTTTAGCGTTAGAAACAAGAAAAGTTAAGGCAATGGAAAAAATTGCCAATTCATTAGATGCACTAACCGTATGGTTTGAGGAAATCGATAAAGAAGAGTGGAGCCAAAGAATCCAATATTACTTGGCGGAATTTCATACTGCGGTAAAACCGGAAGGAGTAAAACCAAAAGAAGATAAAAAATAGTGGATAGAAAATTAGGGATAATTGTTCCATATAGGAATAGGGAAGAACATTTAAAGGTCTTTTTAAAAAAAATGTCCCAGTATCTCAGTGCTCGTAAAATGAACTACGAAATAATTGTGGTTCATCAAGATGATGCCAAGTTATTTAATCGAGGTATGTTATTGAACATCGGTTTTAAAATTGCGGAAGAATTAAAATGTGAATATGTTATTTTTCATGATGTGGATATGATTCCATTAATTGTGGATTACTCATACAGCGATGTTCCATTACACTTGGCAACAGATTTTAAACCAATCGAGGGATACCAAGAAAGAGAACTATTTGAAGAATATTTTGGGGGAGTAACATTATTCCCGATGGAGGATTTCTGTAAAATTGATGGGTACTCAAACAAATATTGGGGTTGGGGATTTGAAGATACCGATTTGTTACATAGATGTCGAAAAAATAATATCAAATTAGATACATGGAAAATTAAAAATACCGGTTCTAATGGACCGGCGTTAAAATTTAACGGACACAATGCATATGTTAAAGGAATTAATAAATTTAATTTAAATAATAATTTAACAATATTCGTTTCGTTTTATCCTGATAATTTTACATGTAATCACGAAAAAAATTCTGACGACTTTTCTATTTTTTCAATACCAGGATACGACACCTCAATATCCTTTAATTCATTTTCAAGATATAATTTCTGTACATTCGGAGAGGAAGAAAAAAATGTTTTTTATACCAACTCAAAAATTAAACCAAATTATAAAACTAATATTTGTATTAGATTTAATAGTACTAAAGACACTATTAGCGTGTTCCAAGATGGTGAGTTAATTGAAGACATATATCATTTTGAAAAGTTAATAAAATACAATAATGAATCATTCTTTTATTTAGGTGTTGGAGACCCAAATAGAGAACACGATTTAAAATACTTTAAAGGGTATTTGGATTCATTTGCGGTCTTTAGTGATGTATTGGAAGATGAAGAGATTAAAGAAATATCTAAAAATCGTTACTTTGGACTAACTCAAAATTTTGGAAATTACATATCATCACATACATTACAAACATACTATGATGCTAAGTTTATTAAAGATTATAAATTAATAGATTTATCAGGTAATGGTAACGACGGTGAGATTATAAATTGTGAAATAACTGAATTAGAATTTGAACCATATAAAGAAGTAAAAATACCATTTAGAAGAGAATCTAAATTCGGTTCACTTTTCCATAAAGAAAATGGTTTCTTTAATAATAAATGGAAACATCAAGCAACCAGATGGAATCAATTAAGATTTCAAAATGAAGTTTTGTTAGATGATAAATTAATTAAAAACGATGGACTGTCAACATTAGAATTTATTGAACACGGCAGAACACATGAAAATAACATAACACATATTAATATTGGAATATGAGTCATAAATTAGGTATATGTATACCGTACAGAAATCGGAAGGAACATGTGGAACAATTAATTCCACATTTAACAAAATACCTTAATGAAAAGGGTATTGAACATAAATTTTATATAGGACATCAAGTAGACGATAAATTGTTTAATAGAGGCGCAATGAAAAACATTGCAGCACATTATGCGTTTGAAGATGGTTGTGATTATATAGCTTGGCATGATGTTGACATGTTAGCATTAGAAAAAGACGAATTGATTTGTGATTATTCATATCCCGAAGAAACACCAATTCACATTGCAACTAAATTATCAAAGTATCATTATGGTTTAGGGTACGACCAGTATTTTGGCGGAGTTGTTTTGTTTAATAAAGAACAGGCATATAAAACAAATGGATATTCAAACGATTATTGGGATTGGGGACAAGAGGATGATGATTTATTTTGGAGATGTTATTTTGAAGAATATACAACAGGAAAAGTTTTAAAAAATTATGGAGATAGAAAAGTGTTGTATTTTAATGGAGAGAACTCAGTTTTAAAATTACCAACAAATAGAGAAATTAGTACGTCGTTACATAATGAATTTACAATATCAATGTTATTCAGTGCTGAACAACAACCTGAAAAGGTACCAATTTGGTTGGTGGGTGACAAAGAGAAAAAATTTATTGAATACCCATTAATTAGAAAAGAGGGATCTTGGACATGGGGACTATCCTTTAATAACTCAAGAGCTATCACGATGGTTATGTTCGATAAAAACAGTAACCACCATTACAATTGGGGAAAAAGGTTTGAGAATTTATGGACATGGGTAACATTGTCGTACTCAAAAGAAAATAGGGGTGCATATCTTTATATCAATAATGAATTGATATGTCAAATGAATGGAATAAAAGAAGAGAAACCTTTCCCAATAACTGAGGATTTGAAATCACACGATTCAATAAGACCGTTTTTAATTGGATTTTGTGAACATATGAACACACACTTTAAAGGTAAGATTGCGGAGATAAAAATGTTTAATAAATTTATTGATGATATTAATGAAGCAATTGATGGAGAAAATGACTTAACTTTACATTATAATTTTAATGATAGTTTAACGGATTTGGTTAATGATGGCGAATGTGAAAAAGAGAATGTTGAATTAATAACAGATAAAGTGGAGTTGGTTGAGAATGTTTTACCATTTAGGAGAGAGGGTAATTTCTATTGTATGTCACACGAAGATGAGGGATTTGTTAATGGAACATGGAAAAAGGGTGAGACAACCGCAAAAAATGAAAGAAGATTTGTCACAGAAATGCAACAAAAGAAAATAAATTATAAAGAAGACGGATTAAAAAATATTTTAAGTGTTTTGGATGTGGACAATATAGACCAAGAAACATACCCAAATACAATGTTTATAAATGTAAAAATGAAATGAGAATAGAGTATCAAAAACCTTGGTTTTTAAAATCAAAATCATCCGAGACAAACATCTTGGTTAATAGAAATTTTTCTTTGAGTGTTTCATTCAAAGTGGAAAAGAATTTTAAAAAAGATGATAAAATTGGATTTTTAGGAATTCCTGGTAAGAATTTTGGGATTAGTTATGACTATGAAGTTGAGGCGTTTGTGTTTGAATTTTGGACAAAAAAACCAGAAGGTGAACCGGAGTTTCATTGCTTTGTTTATGATCACATTAGTGAAACAATACTTGCGAAAGGTGTAACAATCACAATTACATTTGACGGTAACAATTTTATTCTTTACAAAGATTTTAGAGTTTTCGATACAATTCAAGTAACAAATCCATTGATTGAAGATTATAACAATGAACCGTTATATCTTGGTTGTCACAACTTAGATAGTTTAGTAAGAAAACACGCTTGTTATACCGAAATGGAAATTACTCATTTGAGCATTTTTGATGGAGTAATACCAATGTCACTATTAAAAAGTTATGTCTTAGGTGAAATACCTTTAATTATTAGTGAACACATTAATCAAGTTCTTTGTTATTTCACATTTGAAGATAACACTAGTGAGGATTTTTTAATATACGACGGAGTTAAAGATTTATATTTCTTAAAGAAAAGAAATAAAATGTCCATGGTGGGATTTAAACTTGCCAAGGATAAATTAGATGCTGTCGGTTGTGGTTTTTGTTTAGCAAAGTGGACTCAGGTAACAATGCACTTACATAATGGTACAACACACAGTTGTCACCACCCAATCCCACACAAAGTTGGGTTAGAGGAAATTTCAAGAAACCCAACCGCATTACATAATAGTAAGATAAAAAAACAAGCAAGAAAAGAAATGCTTGAGGGTAAAAGACCAAGTGAATGTGGATATTGTTGGAACGTAGAAGACAATACAAATTCATATTCAGATAGAGTATTCAAATCTTCCGAACCATGGTCAGAACCACATTTCGATGACATTGCCAAATCAGATTGGAGAGATGACTACAACCCAAAATACGTTGAGGTTAGTTTTTCAAACACATGTAATTTTAAATGTGCATATTGTGGTCCTGAATATTCTTCTAAATGGATGGAAGAGGTTACAGAACACGGGGCATATATGTTATCTCACGAATATAATGGTTTAAGAAGATTAGAGGAGAATAAAACAAAACCATACAAACACACGGAACACAATCCATATGTTGAGGCGTTTTGGGAGTGGTGGCCTGACATGTATAATAGTTTAGATACCTTTAGAATAACGGGAGGAGAACCGTTATTATCTAAAGACACATGGAAGGTACTTGATTACATTATCGAGTCAGAGAATCCAAATAAAGAACTTAAACTATCTATTAATTCTAACTTAGGTGTACCAGACGAATTGGTAGATAAACTAATTTTAAAATTAGATCAAATCATCAAGGAAGAAAGAGTTAAAGAGGTTATTATTTTCACATCATGTGATGCATACGGAGCTCAAGCAGAGTATAGTAGATACGGTATGGAATTTGATAGAGTGTTTAATAATATTGATAAGATATTGACAAAATTAGAGAAGGTGACGGTTGTTATTATGTCAACGTTCAATGTGTTTAGTGTTTATTCATATGAGAAATTAATTAAAAAAGTTTATTCATATAAAGTTAAACACTTTAACACTGTTAGATATTGGAATTCACCACTGATATTGGATACGTCATTTTTAAGATTCCCTGACTTCCTAAGTTTTAGAATTTTAAAAGATTACTTAGATGTGGAGTATTTTGAAAGATGGGAAAAATACATGAAATTTAATTCAACATTTAGAAGTTTAAATTTCCATAAGACACAGGATATTAATGATGTTGGATTCTCAACAAAAGAGATTGAAAAGATTACAAGAATTAAAGAAATGTTCGTGACAGATGCGGAGTCACCTGAAAGAACGTTTGAGAGATGTAAACTCGATTTCTTAAATTTCATTAGAGAATATGAAAAAAGAAGAGGCATGAAATGTGAGGAATATTTTCCTGAATTAAGTAAATTTATTAAAGATATCGAATATGAAAATAAAATATAAAGAACCGTATTGGTTAAAATATAAGTGGGACATTACTAATCACCACGATAATCAGTATGTAACCAAACACGATAAGGAAGAGAATTACATTTTCAATGAATTTCTTCATAAAGATGAGTATATCATTACGTGTAATTTTAAAATAAAAAGTCATTATAAGACGGATACCATTTGTATGGTATATGGTAAACCCGGCAAGAATTTTGGTTTATCTTATAATACCGAATCTAAAACATTGGCTTTAGAATTTTGGTCTTTAAATGAACCGGATGATAAGGTCCATTTTGTACCATTTAAAACTATAACCGAAAAAGATATTAGTAGAGGGGTTACCGTTTCAGTTGTGAGAAAAAATAATACGTTTATTTTATATAAAGAGTTCGAAGAAGATAATAGATACGAATTCGAAAACAACTTAGTTGAGGATTACAAATACGATGGATTATATGTTGGTTGTTCGAGTCCCGATTGTGAAACTGAAAGACAAAGATATCACGGAGAAATGGATGTTAACCACTTGTCTATACTAACATCAACATCTAACATTAATGATGCGATTGACATGTATGGTAATGAACCGGAAACACTTTTAAATCGTAGATATTATGACAATTTAATTTGTCTTTTTGATTTTAAAAGTGTAAACAATTTGGGTATTGTATATGACGAATCAAAATATACAAATTTTTTAGAGAAAGTACCTAAGGAATATATAAAATAACAATAAATTTAACTATATTATAAAAAAAGAATAACATGTCAGAACAATTAAGGGAGTGGAGAGATAAAAACCTGAATTCTATAAGTTGTAGTTTTTGTGCCGCTAAGTGGTATAATGCAAGTTTACACTTAGGTCATGGTTTTACAAACTCGTGTCACTTACCATTACCACACCCAATCGATTTGGAAGAAATTAAAACAAATCCTTCGGCACTTCACAATACAAAACATAAAAAAGAAATGCGTCGTATGATGTTGACGGGAGTGAAACCTGCTGAATGTTCATACTGTTGGAAGATTGAAGATATTGGCCGTGGTAATATTTCCGACCGTGTTTATAAAAGTCAAATCTACAAAGAAGAAGATATTGAGGCACTTAAACACATTCCTTGGGACCAAGACATTCCTTTGAAAACTGTTGAGGTAAGTTTTGACCGTATATGTCAATTCGCTTGTAGTTATTGTAATTCAGGTTATAGTACTGCTTGGGGTAAAGACATTAAAAACAATGGACCTTACCAGAAATTTAAAACAACCAGTGCTGGTGCATATTATGCGGATGGTTCTTGGTCTGAAACTTATGGTAAGTACGCTGGTGACAACCCATACGTTAATGCGTTTTTAGAATGGTGGCCTGAATTATCACAAACATTAGAAGAGATTAGAATTACTGGTGGAGAACCATCTCAGAGTCATAATTTTTGGGCTTTCATGGAAACAATGAAAGAATACCCATCACCTAATTTGAGACTTGCCGTCAACTCTAATTTAGGTTTAAATCAATTAACATTAGAAAGGTTAATTAACATAACACGTGAAATCAAAGTTAAAGAATTTGATTTATACACAAGTTGTGAGGCATATGGAGAACAAGCGGAATACATTCGTGATGGTTTGAAGTATGATTTGTGGAGAGAAAATTTAGTAAAGGTTATTGAAAACGCAAACATCAGACAGGTTGTTATTATGATGACAATTAATAGTTTATGTTTATTCAGTATTACCGAGTTCTTAGATGATATGTTAAAATTAAAGGCGAAATATGGTCAACATAAACCAATCGTAGATTTTAATATTTTAAGATGGCCGGCGTTTATGTCACCACTAACATTACCAAACGACATCAAATATGAATTACACGGTAAACTATCAATGTGGTGGAGAAAACATAAAAAGAATCCACTTATTAATATGCACGAAGGTGCACAAATTGAAAGATTAATCGATTATATTGAAGTTGTTAATAGAGGACACAATACTACAGAAACGGATATGGAATTACAGTTCCATGATTTTAAAAGTTTCTATGTACAATATGATATTCGTAGAAATAAAAGTTTTGTAGATACTTTTCCTGAAATAGCGGATTGGTATAATTCAATACAAGTTGACAATACAATACCTAATGTTAGCATGACTGATGGTAGAATAACACATTTCGAATCTGGTGTTTACGTATCAGACGTCGAAAACTATAACAAACCAATTGAATAATGTATTTTGCTTTCGAAGATAAATTTAATTTACAAAATTTCGTTGACTGTAAGGACATTAATAAATCCACAATACCAAGATTTAGTACGTCCCCGTTATTAACGTCATCACAGATTTATTTCCAACAGAAGGACCCAAATGAAATGGTCTATTTTAACTCTACGGATAATATTGATGGTGATTATATTATAAGTGCAAGTGTTAATCATAGTCCTGACGATTGGACCGGACATGACCCAAGAGTCAAACCATTTTTTAGTCATTTAAATGAAAAATATTTAAATGATTTAAGAGAAAATAAGGCATATTTGATGTTAGATCAAAGCTTAGAGGGATATCAAACACCTTGGTTATGGGATTATTTTCATCAACAATGCACAGAATGGGATATATCACCAATACGTGTAATTTATGTCACCGGTAACATGATTGCCGACGACGTATATGAAAAATGGGCTAATGATAATAACATTATTGAACGAATGAAAGTTATTCCATATGCACATTTTGAATTGGACATGGGAATGACAGCATATGGTAGATCAAAAGGTGAGAACGCAAATCCATTACCAAGTTTCCAACAACATATTGGTTATAAAACAAAAAATGAAGAAAAATTAAAATCATTTGCTTGTTTAAATAAAAGAATAAGACCACATCGTGTATGGTTCTATTATTATCTATATCATTCTGGTTTACTAAATAATGGTTTAGTGAGTATGAATGAATTCCCTAAACATTGGTATAATTGGGAAGGTAAGATGATGAATGATGATGTATTAGATGAAATAACAAAAATATTACCACTAAGAGTTTATGACAAACCAAATGATGAATTAGATGATAATTTTTATATCAATAGATTTAATGATGAAATTTGTTTAGATACTTTCGTTACGGTTATAAGTGAAGCACATTGTGGTGATAGTGACCAAACGATGTTTTTAAGTGAAAAGACATTTAAACTTATCGCTTGTAGACATCCATTTATGTTTTTAGGTAATAAAGATAGTTTAAAAATGATGAGGAAGATTGGATATAAAACATTCGATGGATTCATCGACGAAGGATATGACTCATTACCAACACATGAAAGAATGGAATATCTAATCGAATCAATTAGAAAGGTCGATAATATTAAAGATAAAATTGAGTGGTTTAAATCCATGGAGGATATAATTGAACATAATTATAATACACTTATTAGTAAACTTTTTAGTCCTCCCGAAGCATATAATGAACTAAAAAGATATTGTATCAACACAACAAAAAAATTATTGTAATGTTAGATTGGTACAAGAAAGACATCATTGAACGTAAAAAAAATAAACCAAAAATTCTAATTGGGTTAGGTGATAGTTTTACACAAGGTCAAGGTGCGTGTTCTGTTGAGTTATGGGAGAAACATAATTGGGATTTAGGAACATCGTCCGAAATTGATAATTACGATTTATTAAAATCATCTTACGAAAATTCTTGGGTAAACAAAATTTGTGAAAATTATCTAACCGAGTATACACCGATTAATTTAGGAATGACGGGTAGAGGTAATAGAGGTGCGGTTAAAGAATTATATCTACATCCGGATTTACAAATGGAAAAATCCAATGATATAATTGTGGTATTCATGTTAACCGGAATGGAGAGATTTGATTTCATCGATAAGGAGTTTTTTGAACACGTTCACTATAAGACAATGTGGCCAAATAACAATAGTAAATTATCATCCGGATATTTAGAAGAGATATGGAGTGATAAGTTTGGCTTAATTGAAACTTTATTATCTCTTGCCGAGGTTAAAAATTGGTGTAAGGCACATAATGCTAAATTGTTTTTAACAAGTGCATTTACCCCTAATTACAATTGGGAACATTTTAACAATACATTGATAGGTGACGGAAACGAACAAAAAAATTATCTATACAAAAATCAAGATTATTTGAATTTGTTATTAAATACAAATGTAGATTGGGATTGTTTTATAAGACCTAATGGTTTTAATTGTGTTACAGATTACCTATGTCATTTAGAAAATAGGGAAGATTTAATAAACCCAACATCCCCACATAATTATTATAATTATGCTTATGAATTAGATAAATTAAGCCCAAAAGAATACATAACAAAATGTGCTCATCCATCACATAAAGGACATGAAAAAATTGCGGAGGTGATTTATAATGAAATAATAAAAGATAAAAAAAACAAAATAATTTAATGAAACAAAGAAGATTTTTACCAACATTATCGGAGTTAATCGATAGACTTTCGATTGTACAATTAAAAGAAGTGTTCATAACTGAACATAAAGAAGAATACGCCAAAGAAATTGCGGATATAACACATGATATACAACTTATTTTAAGTGAAAAAGATGTTGTCATTACTGGTGAAATGTTAAGGGCGGTTATCGTTTGTGCTCAAATGAATTTACATATTTGGCACAATGAATCTAATGTAAGAAGTGGTAAAGAAGGACCAAGTATGTTAGCTTTAACACACGGATTAAACGGTATTAGAAACACTGCCAAAAACAAGATACAGGAAGTTGTTGGTGGAAGAAAAGATTATAAAATTGATTGTATTGCTGCGGACTTTAAAGATTGGGAGGTTAGTTGGCCAAGTAAAGAACAGGAAGGATAATAAAAAAGGGACAATTAAGTCCCTTTTTTTATGATTCGTAATATAACTCAGGGTATTCAACTATAACGTGAATACCACCTTCGGTATATGCGTTTTTATAAATTGACTCAATTTCAGAATGATTTTTTAAATCCCAAAATTTAGTATTTGGACACATAGATTTAAATTCTTCAAAATAGTTTCCTCTATGTTGATGACCAGGGTCTAATGGTTTGTCTGAACCTTTACCCAATCTAATAATCATATTTGGATTCCATTCACCCTTACTCATCAAACCAATCTTATCAACATGGTTCACTAATTGATTTGTGGCACAGATTATAAAATCCCAACGAGGGTAGAAAGTTATTACAAATTTACCGGCCATTGCCATCCCTAAACTCATACCCATTTGAGATTCTTCCATAACAGGAAGTTCGATTAGTTTATCTTTAGGAACATCACCAATGGTGGTACTCATTGGATTACCGTGCCAAAGGACTTGTTGACCTATAAAAACAGTGTTTGATTGTTGACCAAGGAAAGTCATTGAATTGGTTAAAGCGTCCTTATATGGGGTGTATTGTGGTTGACTCATTTTAAATCTTTTTGTATGTTATTTATTATATTTTCCGCCATTATTTGGTGACATAATTTAGATGGGTGATGATCTAATGGGGGGTTTCCTACAAAGTTATCAAAATCTGACTTAATAACCATATTTTTATGTTCCCTTTGTAGACTTTCAATTGTTTTATGTTCCTTATTCTTGTATTTTAATTTAATAAAACGTTCACTTAGGTAAGGGTCTTTTAATATTGGTGTCACCAACTCATTTTGCCAAGATAAAATCCTAACTTTAATACCCTTTTCTTCATAAAACATGACCTCATTTTTAAGTCGTAAAAATTGTTGTTCCATCATTGTTTCATTACAATCATCAAATGTCACATCACTATTATAAAACCATTCTAAAAAATCTGGATATCGTTTTTCAAGTTCAGAAAGATTGTGAAGGGGAACGTTTATAAATTTATTCGGGTCATTTTTATCATAATAAAATTTATTTCTCCACATTTGAGATAGTTGTATTATCATATAATCAAAATCATGGTAGTTATATTTTTCATATGAGATGTGATCGGCGATTCTATTTTTTTCTTCAAAAACAAATTTGAAAAATTCAAAAGTTTCATCCTCAGACCCACCATTTGAATTTTTAAACATTTCAAATGTGTTGAAATGATTTGCAACCAATCTTGGGTAATATAAAGTTTCTCTAAATTTAATATGTGACAATTTTAAATCTTCACCATTAAAAACGTTTTCAGCGGGTGGATATATCAAATTTTCTAAATCAGAATAAAAATATAAACCCTGACCCCAAGTAAACGAACATCCGCCAAATATTATTCCTTTCATTTTAAATCTTTTTCTATATTTTTTATTATGTTTTCTGCAATTACTTGATGACACAATTTTGAGGGGTGATGGTCTAAAGGTGGATTTAATCCAAAACTATCAAAATCGGTTTTAATAACCATGCTTTTATTATTTTCCTGTAAATCTTTTATTGACTGGTAAGTAACTCCGTTATATGTTAAATCAATGAATCTTTCATTCAAGAAATTATCGTTTTTAATGTAACTCACAATGTCGTTCTCCCAACTTAAGATTTTTGTTTTAATACCCTTTTCTTCATAAAACATTAATTCTTTTTTAAGTCTAATATATTGTTTTTTAATCTGTATTTTTTCCCATTCACCAAATGTATAATCATTTAAATCAAACCATTTAAAAAATTTCTCATTTTTTTCATTTCTATTTTCTAATATGGGCGCAACATTAGTTTTATAGTTAACTTCATCTAATTCAAAATTAAAATCATTTCTAAAAACATGAGATAATTGGATTATCATATAATCAAAATCAATGTAATCATATTTTTTTAACATGAGGTATTGATTTTTTTCTCGACTACCCAATAAATCTAAACTAAATGTGTTTTCAAAAAATTCAAATGTCTTATCTTCGGACCCACCATTATCCCTTTTAGTTATTTCAAATGTATTAAAATGTTCCGCAACTAATCTTGGATAATATAATGTATTTTTAAATCTTATCTGTGCATCGGTTATTTCTTTTTGATTAAAAACATATTCACTTTCTGGGTATTTTAAATCCACCAAATCGGAATAAAAGTAAAGTCCTTGACCCCAAGTAAATGAACACCCCCCGAATAATAAACCTTTCATAATATTTTTTTATTTGTTAAATTTTTAACTATTGAGTCTGCGATTATTTCATGACACAATTTAGACGGGTGTCTATCCCTAACCGTCGTATTTTTATTTTTTCTAAAATCACTCTCAATAACTATATTTTCATCCGACTCCATTAACCTCATTATTGTGCCGAAATTTTTATTATTATATTTAAATCTTATTATTTTGTCATTAAAAAAATTATCATTTTTTGAGACACTGATGACATCGTCAAACCAACAAATTATCTTCACCTCTATGTTTTTAGTATTATAAAAAATAACTTTTTCTTTTAACCTTTTGTATTGATTATTAAGATGTATATTTTGAATATCTTCAATTGAATAGTTATGTAAATTACAATACTCATCAAATTTTTCACCTCCTACAACATCATCATCAATTCCATTATATAAATGAGTATTTAATATTTTTGTTTTATATTTTATATTATCCAATTCAAATTCAAAATAATTCCTGTAAGGATTGGACAATTGAATTATGATATGACTAAAATCTCGATATGAAAATTTACGTTCAATATTGAAGATGTAATTAAAAAAATCAAATGTTTCATCTTCAGAACCACCATTACCCAGTAATTGACCCACATCTTCTTTACACACTTCGAATGTATTTAAACTGTTGGCCACCAATCTTGGGAATCGTAACGAATTTTTATGTCTAATCATCGCCTCAGTTACTGCTCTTGAATTAAAAGAATGATTTTCCGATGTTGCAGGTAAATTTGAAAGGTTGGAATAATGATATAATCCTTGACCCCAAGTAAAAGAGCACCCACCAAATAATATACCCTTAATAGTTCGTTCCATTCTCACTAATTATTTGTATCAACGATGTTCTTAATAATTTATCGTCAGTTATTTCCATAACTTCATGTTGTAAATTTGCCTCTTTAAAATTGAGTATGGCAATATTACCAAATTTAGGTTCAACCTCAATTCTATTTCCATCTAAGTCGGTTATATATAACTCACCACCCATTCCCTTTTCCCAATTTTTAGTAAGGTAACAAATTAACACACAAACTCTTGGAGGATGTATACCATCATTGTGATCTTCAATAAAACATCCTTTATTATAAAGAGCTAATTCAAAACCATTCTTTATGAGTTTATACTTATCCCAAGTCTTTTCCAATGTTGGAAATACATAATTAATTATTGTTTTTTCACCAAAAGAATAATCGTATAACCATATCTGTACTAAATCCTTCTCTTCTCTTATTAATCTTTCTTTCTCTAAGTTTGCCATTTCATAGGACATCATTTCAGTCCTATTTACATTTTCCACTTTACCTATTGAATAGAAAACACAATAATTTTTATCAACGTAATTGATATTACTTACCTTTTCTAAAATGTTTTCATAATCAGGACCAAAAAATTCATTTCCGGTCCCGACTATGTATCCTTTACCTATTTTCATTAGTTATTAAATTCGTGTTTATGTTCCATATACCACACGTATGCATTTTTTAAACCAACTTCTAACGATGTTTTAGATTCCCAACCTAAATTATCTTTAATTTTATTAGAATCTATTCTACGTGTTGGAATCATGGAGGGTTTACCTTGAATGTATTCTGTTGGAGCATTATAATCCACAATATGTTTCATTAAACCTAACACATCATTTACAGAGTGTACCTCGTTTGACCCAACGTTATATACTTGAAACATTTCTGTTTCTTTTTCCATAACAACCTGTAAAGCTTCAACAAAATCTTCAATGTAAAGTAAATCACGTAGTTCACTACCATCTCCCCATACAGGAATTGGATTCATTTTATCGGCAACTTTACGAATTGTTGCTGGTGTCACGTGACATTTATTGAAATCGTACTTGTCATGTGGGCCAAACAAATTTGCTGGTCTAATAACCGTACATTTCATTGTTCGTGGTAAGTATTTCGCATAGAGTTCACATTGAACCTCAGCGTAACGTTTCATCCAACCAACTGGAAAATAAACAGGATACGGTTCATCAAATAAGAAATCAGTTTCAACAACTGGTTCATCACCCTTCGGTGGATACACTGTGTTTGATGATATAAATACATAATGTTCCACACCATTTCTCCATGATGCGTCGATTAAAAAATTATTCATCGCAACATTCGGTGTTACATGTGCTAAAGGATCTACAACCGTATCTACGGCGTTTGATGTTGAAGCCGCCGCGTGAAACACAACACTTACCCCTTCAGTTGCCTCTCTACAACCTTGATATGTTTGTAAATCATGTTGAGTGTATTCTACACCTTCATGTTTTGTTCTAACACCTCTTTTATGTAGGTTTACTCTGATTTTAGTATATCCTTCTTTTATTAATCTTGCGGTTAAATTTTGACCAACTAATCCCGAACCGCCGGTGATTAATATCTTTGAATCTTTATTTATCATATTACTATTTTTTTAGTTCTTTTTTATTGAATATAAAATCAATGAACGCTAATCTTCTAAAACCATTTTTAACAGGATTAACCGCATGATTTGGATTATTATGTGTAAAATCTAATAATGAGAAATTACCCTTTGTAGGAACTAATGATTTAGTATCACCACCTTCCATAACAACCAACTCACCTCCACCATTAATATAATCTTTTTCATCTGAAAGGTAAATTAAAATAACACATTTTCTTGCTCTATTTTCACCATCATTATGAGGAGTAATACAATCACCATCTTCATAAATTGTAAAGGCCATTTGATGTTCTATATTGTCTTTTAACTCTGGATAGATTTTAGTTACATAATCCTCTACTATTTTTTTAAAGTAATCTTTAGATTTAGATAGGTCTCCTGTAAATTTTATACTTTCCCACCATTTTTGTACAATTTCTAAATTATTATTTTTAACAAATTCTTCTCTTAATGGGATTTCTTCTTTAGTAATTGACGGTTCATACGCACCCCCAAACTCAGAAAAATTCCTATAGTCAAATCTATATAGATAATCTTCTTTAGTTTCTGCCGAGTCAACAACGGGAATTATATTTTGATTAAATTCATCCATGTCAACACCTAATTCCTCTATTTTACCGAAGTAATAACCGGTTTCAATTAAATCTCTTACTTTAAAATTTAGATTTGAATTATTAAATTGAGAAATGTAGTAATTGTATGTATTTCTTAAACCATCCTCAAAAGACTTTTTAGGTAATAAATCGTAACTTTTTTGTTTGGTAACATCCATCTGTCTTTTTATATCACCGTTGGGTTTTGATGAATCCCAATTAATTGATAAGTCTTTACCTGATATTTTTACCAAGGATTCAACCATAGATTTGATTGTTATCTCCACACCTGCACCAAAATTTACAACATCATTTATCCCATCCTCAAATAATTTTATACAAGCATCAGCAACGTCACCACCATATACAAAATCTCGTATTGGACTACCATCACCCCAACACTCAATACTATCTTTAGCTTCCCATATTTTCTTAACAGTAGACGATATTACTGTACCGTTACCACTAAAATCATCATAGTCACCGTATATGTTGGCGGGTCTAATTATTGACCACTTATCATAACCGTATTGAACTTTATACGCCTCTAATAATATCTCACCCATTCTCTTAGACCAAGAAGGGAACCAATCGTTTTCTGAAGGTAGTGTCTTCCACACGTCGTCCTCTATGAATGTTTCTGCGGGTGAATAAACACCAACTGAACTCATAAAAACTAACCATATATTTCTTTTTGAACATTGATTAATAATTTCAGTGTTAATTTTAAATGACGGATATAAAAAGTCAACCGGCTGTGTCTTGGCTCTAATAGGTGACCCCTTTATACCAAACGCATTGATTACCACATCTGGATTGTGTTTGTCAAATAAATTAATTAAATCGGTTTCATTTGTTAAATCAACCTTTTCATATGTGAATCTTTTATTGTATAAGTCATTTAATTTTATGTTGGATTCTTTAATATCTGCACCAATCACAAAATAATGATTATCAATCTGCTGTCTTAATAATTTCTCAACTAAGAATCTACCAACTAATCCATTACAACCTGTTACTAATATTTTTTTCATTTTTTACTTATAAAATTTATATATGTTAATCTTTTAAAATCATTTTTTACCGTAGTAACCTCATGAGTTACGTTGTTTTGTGTAAAATCTAATATAGTGAAGTTTTCATTAATTGGGTATACTTCTTCAATAATGTCGTTATTCTTTATAATCAATTTACCACCCCCATCATTATATGTTTGTGAATCCGATAGGTAGATTAAAAAAACACAAATTCTACCTTCATTATAACCATCTTTATGTTCATTTATGAAGTCACCATTTTCGAATAGAGTTATGTTATCCATATGAACTAATTCACCAAGGTCCCCATAATTTTGATTTATAAAATCGGTAATACCTTTTCTAAAATAATTCTTCATCGGTGTCAATTTATCACCACTATACTGCCACCATCTTTGAAATGTATTTAAATTCTTATCTCTAACGAATTGTTCCCTCGTACTAATTTCATTTAAACTAATTAACATTTCATATGGTATTGGGTCTTCATAATCAAAACGATACCTAAATTCATTCTTATCGTTAACTAATTCATTTGTTTTTAAACAATAATCTTTGAATATCGACAGTTCAGAAAATAACTCCACATTTTTACCAACATAATACCCGTCTTTAAATAAATTATTCATTTTTATGGATTAAACTTTTAAAATAGATTTCATCTCTTTTTGAATTATCAATATCTACTATTTTATTTTTATTGTTAATAAATCTCTCCTCGTTGTTTTTATAAAATTCAATAACTTGATTTTTATTTTTCAATAATCTTAAAATCTCATTAAAAACAAGTACAAACCTTTTCTTATCGTCTGGCTCGTTATCATAGTCGTGATTAATAATGTCATCAAATAAATCAAACCCAAACCTATCTTTTAGCATTTTTACATGATTATAAGATGAGACAAAAATAGGTAGTTGATAAAAATAAAATGGTTTCATTGATTTTTCTGTGATATGAATTTCGGGTCTTTCATAACAGGATTCAGTCACTATGTTAACGTAAGAACCCTCAAAGGTTCTGTTCTCATAAATATTTTTCCAATCAACTTGTGCGTGATCACTCGTATCGTCAAACCACCCCTTTTCATTTTCAAAATTACTTTTCTTTATATCGATATCATTAAGAGTATCGATTTCTAACTTTAACATGTCACATTCTTCTTTTGTGAATATTGGTGAATAGAATGAATAGTCAGGGTTAAAGTTAAGTTGTTTCTTTCTATACCAACCATAAACTAAAGACCAATCCACCTCACTTAAAATATTGTTCTTCATCATTAATGCAAGTAATCCATATCTGTGAGGTTTGGGACTTCTATTGTGACACATAAAAAAATTACCAGTTTTATCTGGTATAAATCTTGGTTCTCCGAATTGGACCATGTGGTCACAAATAAATTTGACTAAAAAATCTAAAGAACAGACATTTAAATCTGTAGCAAGTTCTTGTTTATACTGATTTAATTTTGAATTATTATTCCATATGTAGATTCTTTTAGAATCCAAATTTTCGTTTTTACAAATTGTATCTATTAGTGAAATAAAATTTTTTGTTTCATATTCGTGTTCGTTTAAAAGTACGATATTAAAATTGGGGCATTGTAAAAAACATTCTCTAACTTTAACAGGTAACGGTATTGTTTGTTCATCTGAAATATGGTGACTGATATTATCACTGTTAATAAAATAATAGTAGTTTTCATTTGGATTATTAAAAACTTCATCTAATGTGCAATTTTTGATGTTATTGAACATTTTATAAAATCTAAAAAAACCAATAACTATACGATATCTTCTTTTATTTGGTTCCTCATATAAATTTGGGAAATACACCCCAAAATCTTGGCTCCATTTATCATAAACAATATTAAGAGTTTCTCGTTTTTTTATGTTGATTAAATTGGTAAAAAATGAATTATTTAATTCCTTCTCATTTAAAAGATAAAATCTTTCAGTCGGTAAATTAATTTTTGTTATTACTTTAGTTACGTCATTAAAAATTTCTGGATTACCGATAAAGATAATTCTAAGGTTATCGTGGTTCCAGTACATGTTTCTTAATTTTGTTTCCAATGGCAACTCATCGTGCCCAATATCAGGTGTTAGAATATTAAACGATTCAAAACCATTTAGTATATAAAAATAATTTTCATTTGGGTTTTCCGAAATAGAATCCAAATTAGATTTTCTAACGTTATTAATACCAACGCTTGACAACATTAATTTTATCTCTTCAAATCTCTCATCCTCATTTTTTTTGATGCCATTGTAATAGTGTGAGTCATTTACTCTATCATAATTACCACATATCACATTAAAAAAATACCCCATATTAGTTTTGTTTACATCAAAGATTCAAAATAATTGTAATCGGTTTTATCGTTTATTATGTTTGAAACGATTTCATTATTTTTTAAAAATCTTTCTTTATTATTTATGATGAATTTTTTAATTTCATCTCTATTATTATAAATTCTATTTATTTCATCACAAACAAGTGAAAATCTTTTTTTAAAGTTAGTTTCGTTGTCATAATTGTGATTAACCACATCCTCAAATAAATCAAATCCATATATTTCTTTTAACTTCTTAACATGAAATGCGGAAGATAAAAATATAGGTATTTGATAAAAAAAGAACGGCTTAAAGGATTTCTCCGTTATATGTACATCCTCAGTAATAAAATTTGTTTCCGTTGTGATATTAAGATATGCATTACTAAACGTATCCTCACAAATGTAATCACCAGGATCACCAAATTTAAAGACATGGTCAATTTCGTATTTACTTTTTACACTACCATTTTTTAAAATAACCCCAATTTCTTCTTTTAATGTTGAGGATAAATCATAATCTATACTTGATTCCGAATCGAAAACGAATGACCAATCTACGTCATTAATAATATTTGTTTTTTTAAGAAATGCAAGAACACCAACCCTGTGTGATTTCATTCTTTTATTGTGACACATAAATAAAAATTCACGATTTGTTGAGAATTCTATTTTATGTTTATTTAATAATTTTGAATAAAAGATTGGTAAAAATTTTGTGGATAGAACATTTATCTCACTATTGTGTTTTGATTTATAAAAATTTAAAAGCGAATTATTATTGATTAAGTGTATCTTATTACCATTAATATTATATCTAATCAAAAAGTCGTTTAATTTTATAAAATTTTCTTCATCAACAGACTCATGTTCACTTAATAAAATAATGTTTACGTTGTTTAATGTTTTTAAACCAGTTATTAAAGATTCTGTAAATGGAATTGTATTTTCAAAAAAACTGAATGTGGATAATCTTGAAATGAAATAATAATATTTTTCATTTGGATTTTTGTAAGCATCGAGTAAGGTACATTCTTTATATTTGTTAAATTTAAAATATTCAAAATGTTTTTTTAGATATGACATTCTTTCAACATCATCACCTTTTACAAAATAATGTTCAAAATCAATGACATCTAAATCGTCCCCAATAATGTTTAAAAAATCACCCATTTCCCTGTCCCGTAGTGCGGCCACTCTTTTTTATAATCATACCAAATAACATCTGAAGGAACTTCACTCTTTACTTTCCACGTTTCCACTGTTGGTGTGTTAGTTGATACACCATTATCCTCAACCACAAATTTTATTGGTAAGTTAAAGTTTTTAGAATACTTGTAGTTTTCCATAAAACCTCCGGTTTCAAATGCCATGTCACCAACGAAACACCAAACGGTTTCATTATTACCTTCTCTTTTGTTTGCCATTGCAACACCAACAGCAATCGGTATTATAGCACCGACGATGGCGGAAGCGTAGAACTTTTCATCTTTATTTACTAATGTGATTGATCTACCGTCTAATATCTCTTGTTCAACCCATTCAGAAGGAACCCCTTTCAATAGTGCATGATAATGAGATCTCCAAGTTGAAAATACCCAATCACTTTTTTTAACATATTTGAAGATTTCAATTAGTTCATCTTCGTTACCACCACTTAAGTGTATTGGTCCTCTTACTTTACCGGCTTCCCAATGGTCGGCCATTTTTCTTTCAAATTGTTTAAGTCCTGCTTTATCCCACAATGGTGTGTTTACCATTGGTAATGAATCTACTAAATTTTTAATCATCTGTCTCTTTTTTGTAATGTTGGATTATTTGTTGGCCATTCCATCTGATACTCAGGGTCGTTCCATTTAACAACACCCTGTTCATCTGCATCTACATAACCATCTTTATAAAATAAATTATAGTGAAACATACAGTCGGTTAACGCATAATGACCATTTGCAAAACCTGGAGGAACCAGTACTTGATTTCTTTCTTTCTCAGTAATCATGAACGATTCCCAATCTCCAAACGTCGGTGAATTTTTCCTCATATCTAACACTATTAAATATATATCACCAACCGCGGCTTGAACTAATTTCCAAGTTTTATTATCATAGTGTAAACCTCTTAATACACCTTTGTACGATTTTGAAAATCTACCGTGAATACTAATTTCTGATTTCTCATAATGAATATGTTTCATCACTGGATGTTCTTCACTATGAAATGTTGTGAATATTTCACCCCTATATTCTCTATATATTGAAGGTGTAAAGATGGGTACTTCGTACCCGAATTTTTTTGATGGAGTTTCTATGAACTCATCCCATTTATTACTCATATTACATATTGTTTGCGTATCCTAAAGGAAAACCATTTCTAAACTCCGCACCCATTTTAGGTACAATCATTTGATATGCCATTATTAATTCTTCAATACCCATATCAACATCCCACTTAGGAGACCAACCAGTCGATTCAATCTTGGCGTTTGACACTATGTAATCTCTCTTGTCAGGGTCCTCGTAATAGTCATTATACGACACCGCAAAGTTCTTAACGTGAGATTGAATTTTCTCAAGAAGTTCTTGTTTACTTAAATTAGCGGTACTTAACCCTACGTTAAAAATCTCACCCTTGTATTGTTCGTAATTTTCCAACATAAACAAGAATACATTTGCAACGTCTTGAATATGAATGAAGTTTCTCTTAAAATTCTTTTCGAAAACAACGATATATTTGTCAGTTATTGCTTTATATGTAAAGTCATTAACCAATAAGTCAGTCCTCATTCTTGGAGACACACCAAATACGGTGGCCAATCTAAAAATGATGGCGTCGGTATTTGATTTTAAGAAATTTTCCGCAGAACATTTAGTTGTTCCGTATATTGAAATCGGGTTGAGCGGTGATTCCTCGGTACACTCAGTCTGACCAACACCAATACCGTAACCACTGTTTGTATTAGGGTATAAGATTTTCTTATTTTTACCCTTAGTGAATTTAACGATATTAAAGATTTGTTTAAAGTTTATTTCCTTGGCCAATTCTGGTTCGGCATCACAAGCGGGAAACCCCACAATCGCAGCTAATGGAATTATAACATCAACCTCATCACAAAGTTTTCCCAATAACGTCTCATTTCTAACGTCACCATGAATAAATTTAAAATTAGGATTTGATGTGTAGACTAATAAAGATGTTTGGTTGAATATTAACTTATCCAAAACAACTACTTCGTGACCGGCATTTAACATTTTTCCGGTAATAACGGAACCAAGATAACCAGCTCCACCTGTGATTAGTATTTTCATATTTTAAATATACAAAAAATAATCTTTATTACAAATTGTTATTTCGGTTTTTTTTATTTATATTTTAAAATAATATTATGGATAAAATCATCTGCAGTTTAGAGGAGTGGGACACCATTTTTGATTATTTTAGACCCAATGGATCATCAAAAACGTGGTACATTAAGGAATTAAAACGACTTAGTCGTCCACTAATGTGGGGGGAATGGAACCTTTTTACCGAAAGTGGTGAAATGTTTGATAAGGGGATGATGATGGGTCAGATAACCCCTAAACATTCAGATAAGATAGAATATGTACCCTATAATGAAATATTTGGTAGAAATCATTTATATATCATAAATGTGTATTCGTATAGTTTTTTTAGTGACAATTTAGACATTGGATTTAATTGTGTATCGGAGAGTTATCTTAGAGATGTTAGGGAAGGTAAGTCTAAAATTGTCATGTTATTCCTTTACGAAGGTTATTCTGGTTCTAAAGGTAACTATGACTTAGAAATAATTGAAAAATGGAGGGTCGATGCGGATTTACCAATAAACTCAATTTATTATGTTTCAGGTAATTTATTGTGTCAACAAATTGTTGAGGAAAAAAAATTAGGATATCAGGGAAGACCGATACAATATTTTGAACCTTGGAACAAATATAATGAGAATACAATTATAGATTTTAAACCGGTTAATGAAAAAAATCTTTATTTAACATATAATAGAAACCCTAGACATCATAGAGTACAATTGATTTTAAACCTAATAAAACATAACATATTTAATAGAGGATTAATTAGTTTAAGTGAGTTAGTATATAAAACACCTGAAGATGCAAATGTTGAACATGTTGATTTTTTAAAGAACAACGCACCATTTGTTATTAGTGAGGGGTGTGATTTGTTTTTTAATATGTGTTGTAATATCACTAAAGAAGATTATGAAAAAACATTCATCTCAATGGTAACTGAAACCTTGGTGGATGAGGGAACATTGTTTATTTCAGAAAAAATATGGAAACCAATTATGGTTGGACATCCATTTATTGTTTTTGGTAACTTATGGACTTTAAAGTTTTTAAAATCAATGGGTTACAGAACTTTTGATAAATGGATTAGTGAGGAATACGATAACGAACCTGATAGCGGTAAAAGATGTAATATGATTACCGAAGAATTAGTTAAATTATCAAAAAAGACAATTGAAGAACTGAAATTAATAAGAAGTGAAATGAATGAAGTATGTGATTATAACCAAAAATGGTATAAAAAACTTTATGATGAGAAATATGGTGGAGTTGACATAAATGGAGATTTAACTAAGATATTTGAAGAGGTTTGGGATGAATTAAAAAAATGAAAAATGATAAAGAATTTTAATATAGTTTATGAAAATTGGAAAGGTGATGAACCTGTACCAAATTGGATAGATATTTTTCCCCAAAGGAATTTAAAGGACCCGTATTATTTAATTCACCACTACATAACCGATACCGAATTTGAAAATAAATTTAATTTAAGGAGATGTACTTTCGATGATGTATTAAATGTACCAAACGAGAATTTTTATTACGTTGTAAACTACGGAGTGGGGGATTTATGTGAATTATTTGAAAATAAAGAATTTGGTAAACCTGTGGTGCAATTAAATCCAATAAGTGATAAGTTAAAAAACTTCATTAAAGACAATCGAAACTTTAATATAATTTTTTTAACCGAACACGAACCCGACAATGAAGAGGGATTTAGAATTTTAAATGATTATATAAACGACAATCATTTAAATGCTAAACAATTCTTTGTTATTAATAATAACTCAAAAATAAAAGAGTATAATCAAAAATACAATAGTGAAATTAACACGTATACTTTAAATTTCATCCCACACTCATCAACTAAAGTTTTAGTCAGAGTCGGTGGATGTGAATATACCACAGAAAGAAAAGGTAAATTTTTTATGTGTTTTAATAAATCACCCAAACCGCATCGTTATGCGTTATTATGTCTACTTAAAAAGAATAATATTTTAGAAAACACAAATTGGTCTTTAGTGCCGTCATGGAATTGTAATTTTGAAGAGTCCTATCTTCGTTCCACATTCAGTAAGAATGAATTAAAAATGATTAAAAGTGAAATTGATTATTTTAGTAAAATTGATATAAAAAGAAGTGACTTTGAGGAAGACAAAGGGTGGTTTACAAGATTTAATAATATAAACAAAGATTCACTACCAAATTGGCAACAAGTACCAGAACATATGGAAACTTATTTAAGTTCATATGTGAATATTATAACAGAGTCCATGTTTAAAGATGAAAATAATAATATTCATGTTTCCGAAAAATCATTTAGACCCTTTTACTACTATCAAATACCTTTAATATTATCAACTCATGGACACATTAAGACCTTAAAAGAAAAATATGGTTTTGATTTTTATGACGATATTATAAATCATAGTTATGATGACGAACCGGATCAAAAAACAAGATTAATAAAATTAATTGCAGAAATTGCTAGATTAAATAACAATAAAGAAAAAATAGTAGAGTTTTTTAAAAATAATAAAGATAGGTTTGAAAGTAACAAACAAAAAGTTATTGAAGTTCTTAAAGTCGTAAATCAGGATTACCTTTATTTTGAAAATCTAATATAATGAAAAAGAACATATTAATATGTGGTGATAGTTTTGCGGCTGATTGGACAAAAAAATACAACGGGGTCGGTTGGGTTAATATGTTATGTGATGATTTTAATGTTACGAATGTTGCTGAGGCGGGAGTTTCCGAGTATAAGATATACCAACAATTGGGTAAACAAAAAATCACAGATTTTGACAAGGTAATCATTTCACATACAAGTGCTTATAGGATACCGGTTGAAACTCACCCGATTCACTCTAAAGACACATTACATTATAATTGTGACTTTATTTATTCCGATATTAAAGAACATGTTAATAATCCTGAAGTTAAATGTATTGTCGATTTATATGAAAATTATTTTCATGCCGAGTATGCTGTATTTGTACATAATCTAATATTAAAAGAAATTAAAGAATTATGTCCAGATGCTATAAACATGACATTCTTTAATTCCTTTAATAAGGATTCAATTCAATTGGAAGATGTGTTTTTGGAGAATAGGGGGAATATGAATCACCTAAATGAAATTGGTAATAAAATAATATATAATAAAATTTTAAAATTATTAAATGAATAAACTTTGGACATTTGGATGTAGTTTTACCTCAGAGTATAATTTTACTCCTTATTTGGGTGCGGTAAATCAAATGATAAACTATAAGGAGTGGAGAAACGGTAGCGAACCTAAATTATGGGCAACAATACTGGCGGATAAATTAAATTTAGAAGAAAAAAATTTAGGTTACCCCGGTTCCTCGGTTTATAAAATTTTTGACTCATTTTGTAATAATTGTCACTTAATTGAAAAGGGGGATGTGGTTATTTTTGAATGGACAAGATTACAAAGATTTAGGGTTTGTCAAAATGGACACTTCCCGACAGTGTTACCGGCACACGATAAAGAAGCCAATACAATATTAAGTTATGATACCACGGTTCAAATACAGGTCAATAGAGATGAAAGACCTTTCATTGAAGAGATTTACTCATTTCAAAATTTTATCGAGGAATTTTGTAATTCATTAGGTTGTGAAATTTATTTTTGGTCTGCGGATGATGATATAATAAACAAAGAGTCCAATGAATTTAAGAGTAAAAGAAAATATCTTTTTCCTGAGGCTAACATCGACATGACACAATATCTGAGAAGGAAATATGGTGCCGAGACAATATATGATGAGACAAATGGTAAAGTCACAGATCAACAACATTATGGGGAAAAGGGACATAAAGTTATGGGCGAAATCTTTTATAATGAAATAATTAGATATAGAAATTTACAATAATGAATACACTTTGGATATTTGGAGATAGTTTTAGTTCGGATTTTGATTATAATAATTTACATCAAAATCATAAAACTTATATGGAAATCGTGGGTATAAACCACATACCCGTGTGGGGAACAGTCCTAGCAGAAAAATTAGGATGTCAGATTAAAAATTTGGCAAAAGGAGGAAGTTCAAATTACCAGATATTTCAAGATTATTGTGATTCATGCCATTTAATACAACCAAACGATATTGTTATCGTTGGTTGGGGACTGATTGATAAGTTTAGAATATCTCAAAATAATAAAGTAATAAACATACACCCCAATAATACCAGAGACTATGAGAACATGTCTAAATCTACTTTAGATGAGATGGTAAAAAATAGAAGAGAAATTTATAACGGTATTGATATTTGGGCCGGTGAAATTTACGGATGGGAGAGAGCAATGGATACGTTAAGTAAAAACAAAGGGTATCAAATATATTTTTGGTCAAGTGAAGAAGATAGGTTAATTTATATAGAAAACGATGACCACAAGAAAAGTAAAAATTATTTGTGTTCAGAAAGTAAACAATCTTTAATACATTATTTGAGAGATGTGGGATGTTTAAGTATGTCACAAGAAACAAATAATGTTGTGGGTGATTCACATTTTGGATTACAAGGACACAATAAACAAGCAGAAATTTTTTACAATGAAATTAAAAAATAGATTATGGGCATTTGGGTGTAGCTTCACGGCAGAATATGATCCGATAGGAGGAATACATCCACCATTTGAAAATAATTTTGACAGGTATTATAAATTTAGAGGAAACAATTTTCCAGATACTTGGACAACCGTATTGGCAAATAAAATTGGGTACGAACCAATGAATTGTGCATTTGGTGGGTCATCAAATTATGGGATACTTAATCAATTCATTGAGGTTTGTGATTTTATTAAAAAGGGTGATATTCTTATTTTTGGGTGGACTCATTTAGGTAGATTTATAGCGGTTAATAATGTAAATGATATCTTTAATCAAGTTCTACCTTTTGGTGCGGAATATAATGATTTAGGGTTATCTAAAAAAACCGTCGAAGAGATACAGGTAAATAGAACAAACCCTTTATGGGGTAAGGAAGTATATAATTGGATTTATTTCATTAACAAATACGTTAAAAATATCGGTGCAGAATCGTATCATTGGACAAGTGATGAAAGAATATTTGACTATTACACCAAAAATAGATGGGAAGATGGATTAATCGTGGTTGACGATGAAGAAATTTTAAATAACCCCCATATTGTGGATAAACACAATTTATTATGGTATCTAACTCATTCGTCACAATATAATGGAAAGCAAATGGGTAAGATAATTGATGAAACCGACGGACTAATTACCGACGGACATTTGGGTGAATGGGGTCATAAAGTACAGGCGGAACTATTCTATATAAATTTAAAAGAGAGAAGTAAAATATTAAATAAATGAGATTAATTACATTCGGTGATAGTTGGACCGCGGGTCATGGTATTGAGGAAGATGTACAATATAAGGAAATACCATTTCCAAATACGTTTATTCAAAAATTAAGGGATATGAACTCTTGGCCAAGATGGGTTGCCGATAAATTAGAATGTCTTTATATTAATTTAGGTGTTTGTGGATTCGGTAATGAATTTATCTTAAATGAAATTAAAAGTGTTAAAAAAGATGGACACTTAAATAAAGATGACATTATCATTGTTATGCTATCTTATCCATATCGTTACACAGGTGACACATACAATGTGGTGGAAATCTATGAACAAATGGAACAAGAGTTAAAAGGACTAAACCATTTTTATTTTAACTCATTTTTTCCTACATTTAAAGAAGAACACTTTGATACCGGTAAATTACCGGACTACTTCATTAATCCTGATGGATGTGTCTCCGATATATTACGAGAATATGAAATAAAAAATGATATTGGCGTTTGGGAGTACGGGAGCAGAAGTGTGTGGAACGATGAGAAGAACTTTTATGAAGGAGACTACCACCCAAATTTATTAGGTTATAAAGTTATTGGAAATTACATACATGATAATATATTTGATAAATTATGAGTGAAGAATTAATTTATAAAAAAGACAATCAAAATTTATTTAAAAATTATTTAAATTTTTTTGAAGAAAAATTACAAAACTATATACCAGAAATACCTGAGGATTCTGACTACTATGCTTCTTTGTTTGATTTAAGACCTTTAACAGAATTATTACCCATTATAAAAAATCATTTATATTTTTTAAATAAAAATAATTTGGGTATAAAATGGGGTTTACAAATATTTCATGGTAATGAAAATGAATATTTTTTAAAAGAATTATTAAAGGATTTTAACAACATTGTTTATGAAAATTTAAACATTCCAAATTTTAAAGATAGACAAACACATACCGAAATTTTGAAAAAAACCGATTTTTGGAAAAAGTCTAAAGGAAAAAAAATTTTAATATTTCAGAATGATTCTATGTTATTAAAAAGTGGTATTGAAGAATTTTTAAAATGGGATTATATAGGTGCACCATGGAAAAAACCAAAAGAGGGTTGTTTTGTTGGTAATGGAGGTTTATCTTTAAGAACAAGGGACAAAATGATTGAAATAACAGAAAAATATAAATCAGATTTAGATATGTGGGAAGACATCTATTTTTCAAAATATACAAATGGAAATGGATTGGCAGATATTGAAAGTGCTAGAAAATTTGCAATGGAAGATGACTACTGTCCTAATCCTATGGGAATACACAACCCAATTAAAATAGAAACTAAATTATTGAAACAAATTTTTGAAAAAAATGTACCTGAATACACCATATAAAATTACATATGACACGGAAAAGTATCCGTTTAGACGAATTGTTTCACAAATGTTAGAAGTTTGGGATATAGAAACAAAATCATTAGAAAATTTACATTTGTTAAAACATTACGATTTATTAGTTAGAGAAAAAGACCAATCAACAGAATGGCACAAAAAGTACTACGAAAAGTATAAGAACGATTTTTTACCTTTTTATTTGGAGTTAATCAAAGAACTCAAAGAAAGATTTGGTTACAGTCAAATTATATATCAAGTAATCCCTACATTTAGAGTTCAATTAGCAAACGGAAATTTGGCTGTTGGTGAATGGCATAAAGATAAATCATATAATCACGGTGCGTCTGAAGTTAATTTTTGGGTGCCGTTTGTTGATACAAATGAATACAATACCATTTGGATGGAATCTCAAGAAGATAAAGGTGATTACAAACCATATAAAGTAAACTATGGTGAAATATTGGTTTTTAGTGGTGCAAACCTAAGACATGGTAATAAACCAAACGAATCTATGTCCACGAGAGTATCGGTTGATTTTCGTTTAGTGGACCCCATTAAATTTGTTCCAAATGAACAAGGTTCAATTAACATGAAGGCCAAGTTTATGATAGGAGAATATTTCGAAAAGATATAAATTTTACTTTATTATTATTGGTTGGTTCTTTATATTTAAAGTACATATGAAGAATTATAAATGGCCACTTATTAATGATAATATTACATTATCTGATAGAAAAGAACTAGAGGATATTTATTTTATGAAGTATATGGAGGGGAATGGAGTTGCGGATATTGAAACCGCAATGAAGTTTAGCATGGAGGATGTATTTTCACCAAACCCTTTAGGAGTTCATAACCCAATAAGACACATAGGACCTGAACAATTAAAAAAGGTTTTATATAAAAAATAAGTAATGTATATAATAGGAATATCAGCATTTTATCACGATTCTTCTGTTTGTTTATTTAGAGACAATCAGTTGATTTTTGCATGTGAAGAAGAAAAATTTACGGGAATTAAACACGACAGTTCTTTTCCCGAAAAGACTTTAGAATATATCTATAAACAATTTAAAATTACAGATAAAAATTTACAAGCGGTTTGTTATTACGAAGACCCGAAATTGAAATATGAAAGAGTAATGGATAACATTAAACCACAATGGTTTAAGAATCCAATTTATTCGTTAAAGTCTTATTTAAAAATTCGTAACATCGCAAAGGAAGTCGATGAAAGATTAAGAAAAATTTCACCAAATGTTTTCTATTCAACACATCACGAAGCACATATATACTATTCATTTTACACGTCACATTTTCAAGAGGCGACTTGTCTATCCATAGATGGTGTTGGTGAAACCGATACCATGTCTGTTGGATTAGGGAATGAACGTGGTATTGAATACGCATCTCTCGCAAAATACCCACACTCAATTGGTTTATATTATTCGGCAATGACATCCTTCTTAGGATTCAGACCAAACGAAGGTGAATACAAAATGATGGGGTTAGCATCTTACGGTAATCCAAACACTTACTTAGATGTTGTTAGAAAATTAATAACATATAAAAATAGTAAATTAGAATGTAATTTAGATGTGTTTTGTTGGAATAAGTCCGACAAAGTAATGTTTAATGAAAAATTATCGGAATTACTTGGTATTGAACAAAGATTACCCGAAGATAGTATTGAATCGATTCATCAAGATTTAGCCGCCTCAGTACAAAAAGTGTATGAGGAGATTTTATTTGAAGTATTGAAAACAATATCAATTATTAGTGAACGAACCAATCTTTGTTTAAGTGGAGGTTGCGCCTATAATGGGACCGCGAATGGTAAAATTGTGGGTAATAGTTCCTTTCAACATCTATGGATACCACCGGCACCATCGGATGCGGGTTCGGCAATAGGTGCGGTTGCACATTACTTAGTAAAAGAAAGAAAATTAAAAAATAAAATAACAAGAAATCCATTTTTAGGACCAGAATACTTTTACGACGATATTCAAAAATCAATTAAAGGGTTGAAGTATAAAAACTTTACAACTGAGAAGGGTTTACTGAGATATGTTGCGAAGAAGATTAATGAAGGTAGTGTTGTGGGTTGGTTTAGTGGACACATTGAATTTGGGTCAAGGGCATTGGGTAATAGATCAATATTAGCAAATCCAACACTTCCAAATATGAAAGATAGGATTAATAAAGTGATTAAGAAAAGAGAAGGGTTTAGACCATTTGCACCAATGGTGACAAAAGAGAAACAACATGATTTTTTTGAAATGACCGACGATGTACCTTATATGAACCAAGTTGTACAGGTTAAACCACAGTTCAGGGATATCTTAAAAGCGGTAACACACGTAGATGGTTCGGCTAGAGTCCAAACTGTATATAAAAACACATTAATACACAAACTATTAGAAGAGTTTGAATTGGTAAGCGGATACCCAATACTTCTTAACACATCGTTTAACGTGAAAGATAAAACAATGGTATTAACACCAAAAGACGCAATAGATACATTCTTTGATACCGAAATGGATTTATTAGTTATTGGTAATCATGTATTATATAAATAAAATATTAAAACAAAACATATGAAAAAGTTATTTAAGTGGATTTTAGACAAGATTGAATCGTACAAAAAGAAAAAAAGATTCAAAAAGAAATTAGAAGAGTTACGTAAAAGAGACCCATTTATTTATAACCATTAATATTTGACTTTTTCATAAAAGTTAGGTATATTAATGGTATTATGATATATTGGTTTACCGGACAACCCGCAGCAGGAAAAACGACTTTAGCAAAACATTTAGAGTCGTATATTTCACATTCAAACAAGGTCATTCACATTGACGGTGATGATTTAAGAGATATCTTTCAAAACAAAGACTACTCCGAAACGGGTAGAAGAAAAAATATTGAGAGAGCTCAGGACATTGCTCGTTTTATGAGTGAAAAGGGATATGATGTTGTCGTATCACTTGTATCACCATATAGAGACCAAAGAGAACAATTTAAAGAAAATAACGAAGTTTATGAGATTTATGTTCATACCACTGACGATAGAGGTAGAAATGATTTTCATGTAACCAATTACGAAGCCCCAACTGACGATTTCATTGAAATTGATACAACAGATAGATTGGAGGTAGATTCGTTTATTGAATTAACAAAAAAATTAGATATATGAGTAAAAAGTACGCGTTGTATGTGGGTAGATGGCAAAATTGGCATAAAGGACATGAATGGTTAATTAACCAACAATTAGAGAAAGGTAAAAATGTTTGGGTGGCGATTAGAGATGTTGAACAAGATGAAAACAATCCTAAAACCGCACAACAAATTTTATTAGAACTATCTAATGAACCTTTTTTTAAGGATAAATTCGATAAGATATTAATATCAATTATTCCCGATATTGAAAGTATTAATTACGGTCGGGGTGTGGGTTATGATGTAATCTATCACGAACCACCATCAGATGTTGCGGTTATTAGTGGTACCGCAATTAGAACTGGCCACATGAAACCAGACGGAACAGTTACTTACGATGAAAATAAAGGATAATGATAGTAGAACGTAAACGACACATAGCTAAAACAATATCGTACCGTATCATATCTACCTTAATTGGATTTGGTATAATGTGGTGGATAAGTGGTTCGGTTAAGGTCGGAGCGGCCTTTGGTGTTGCTGAATTAGTTTATAAACCCATTCAATACTATATTCATGAAAGGATTTGGTATAGATGGATTAAATTTGGATTAAAAGATAAAAAAAATGTATAATCACATCGAGGTAATTGAAAATTTCTTATCAAAAGATGAATGTAATTTTATTTTGAATAAATGTAAAAGTGATTTGACATTATCACCAGCCAAAGTCTATGGTACCGATTCTGACAAAAGTAGAAAATCGTCAATAGGATGGATTTCCGATTTAGGGTTTTTAAATGAAAGATTAACTAATAAGTTAAGAGAAACTTTTAATATAAACGGGGCGGAAGTTACTGGTTTAGGAGATTTTCAATTTACAGAATATAAAGAAAATCAATACTTTGATTGGCACACAGATAGTAATTCTACCATATATAGAGACAGATACGCATCAATAGTAATTCAACTAAATGATACCTATTCAGGTGGTATATTAGAAATTAAAAATTCAAAAAAAGAGTTGGTTCAAATAGAAAATAAAATTGGAACATTATATGTTTTTAATTCGGGATTACTTCACAGGGTAACCCCAATCATCCATGGTATTAGATATTCGTTAGTGAACTGGGTGTCATTAGTTAAAACCAATTCATATAAACAAAATTTAATATAATATGAAAAATATAGTAATTGTTGGGGGTGGCACAGCCGGTTGGTTATCCGCATATTATCTGAAAAAGAAACACGTCAACTGTAACATCACATTGATTGAAAGTACAACAATTGGAATATTGGGTGCGGGTGAAGGTGGTACACCAAATCTATATTCAACATTAATTGAGGAGTTTGGTTTTAACGAAGAGGAATTTTTAACAAAAGTAAATGGTACAAAAAAATATGGAATAATATTCGATAAATGGAATAATAATAAAGAACATTCTTTTGTACACGGTTTTAATTATGATGGGTTGGAGAATGAGGGATATTCATATCATTTTGATGCTCGATTATTTGCCGATTACTTAAAAAATAAAAGCATAGAATGTGATGTAAATTATATTGATTCCGAAATTTTAGATTTTGTGTTAGTTGATGATGAGTTAAATAAAATAATACTAAAAAATGGATTACAAATTGATACCGATTTTGTTATTGATTGTTCTGGTTTTTATAGAATGATTATTGGTAAACTATACAAATCAAAATGGAATTCATATGAAGATGAATTATTAGTAAACTCCGCATTACCCTTTTTTATAAATGAACAAAATATAGACATCAAACAAAGAACAATAGCAGAAGCTATCGATTGGGGTTGGATGTGGAAAATACCTTTACAAAATAGATGGGGTTGTGGGTATCTATATAATGATACAATGATTGATGATGAATTTATTAAAAATGAAATTATAAGATTACATAAAGGTAGGGATATACAAATAAATAAGAAAATTAAATTTAATGCCGGATGTTATGAAGATGTATGGGTACAAAATTGTGTAGCCATTGGATTATCCAGCGGGTTCTTAGAACCATTGGAGGCAACTTCAATAATGACAATAATATTTCAACTACAACAATTACCTAAAAACATTTTTGATTACTCAGAAAGAGATGAATACAATCGTAAAGTATTCAAATTCAATCATCAAAATATGTTATTTATACGCCACCATTATAATTGTTCAAGAAGTGATAGTAAATTTTGGGAAACTTACATGAACAAAGAAATACCAAACGATTTAGAAAAAATATATAAAACGTTTCATACTAAAAATTCAATTTTTGACACATTAGATATTGATGTTTCTTATTTGACATTTAATAAAAATCAATATAAACACATATTTTATAATAATTTTTTAAAGAAAGAAAAAACAATATTATGATTGAAAAAATTTATTTTGATGATACTACCTTTATTTGGAAATGTAAATTAAATTTAGTGAGGAATAAATCAAAACTATTAAAAGAATCGTATGAATTAATTAAATCTATGCCTGAAAATAATACAGACGGGTACGGATATACACAAGTTTGGAACAATGACATAAATTTTATAGGCGATGTCAACATAAAAAATGAGATAGATAAAATAATGCAAAATGGTATAAATTATTGTAAAGAATTATTTAACGAACATAACACAACTTATAATAAGATTAATACGGACGTGTGGGTGAATATAGTTAGGTCAAAAGATCCTATTCAGATTCATTTTAAACATAATGATTTAAAAGGAATTGATAAGTATCATACTCACACTGAAATTAATAAAAATAATAAAAAATTCTATCCACATTATACGTATGTTTATTATATTCAAATGCCCGATATAATGGAAGGTGAAGATGGGGTATTATATTTTAAAGGACAGAATGATAATGAATATTGGATTAGACCGGAAGAAGATGATTTAATTATAATGCCGGGTTTTATGCCACACGCACCAAATAATGCACCAAAATCTACTGTTGATAGAATAGTAATTGCAGGAAATGTTGGATTTGAACATATTAAAAAAGAAAAAAGTGTACTATGATAAAAAATTACCATGTATTTGATGATATAATATCAACTGAAGAACAAAAAATTCTAAACGATTATGTAAAAAGTAGTAATATAGAATGGGTATCGATGGAAAATGTTACCGGATATTATGGGGGAAAACTTGAAACACATAAATTTCCAGCAAAGGTCCACCCAAAATCAAATTGTAAAAATGAAGAAATTAATCATATAATTGATAATATGCAATTGGTTGTTGCGAAAAATTTAAATTTAGAATTTATTAAAAATTATAGATGGAAAATTAATTGGACCACACCTATCGGAGATTATAACCAAATGGATTTATTACATTGTGATGACGGTAGAAATCACATTGCAATGGTATATTACATCAACAATTCAACTGGAGATACTTGCATTTATAATAATATTAATGGAAATAATGCGGAAACATATCAAAAAAATTTTAATGGCGTAGACTTTAATTCATATTCTTTATTAACTAAAGTATCTCCTAAAATGGGTAGGTGTGTTATATTTGATGGCAAACTGGCACATCATGGAAATTATCCATCTGATGGAGATAGATTTATCCTAAATTTTAATTTTGCTGCAAAATCAAAAAGCCCACAAAAATCATTAATATAATGTTAGTAGATAATAAATTTTTATATATAAGTTTACCAAGATGTGCATCTACTTCTTTTCATATATCATGTCTACGAAGTGGATTTAAATTAGAACATTATGCACAACAATTTATAGATAACTACCCCACCCCAATTGATTTAAATTTAAGTAATGAACACATTGCAGAAATTATACCACATGTTCATGAAACAGTAAATTCTTTATTGTCAAAATTTGGAAATCAATATGAAATTATATCAGTTAAACGAGATGAACATGAAAGATTTTTATCAATATGGAAACACATAATTCGCATGTTACATATAGAGGGTAATATTGAACTGTCTAATATAATAAAAAAAATAGATATAAATGATATTTTATTTTATAATTATTCTGATTTAGTGTCAAATGAGGAAATGATAATAAATGAATTTATAGAAAGGAATAAAATTGAAAAATATATTAAAAATTCAATACCATATTACAATAGAGACATTAAGACCATGTTACGTCTTTTAATAAGACCAGTATCATATTGGCATAATAATTACCCAAAAATAAAATGGTTTGAATTTGGAAAATTTGAAGAATTGGAAGAATGGGTTACTAATAAGGTTGGTAAACCATTTAAGATGGAAAGGTCTAATGGAAGTCAGAATTTTGAATGTAATTTAAAATTAGACGATAACTTTATAAAAAAATATAACGATATTTATGATTATTACGATAATCAAAAAAATATTAAAACATTAATATAATATGATTAAAATACCCACTATTAATTATAAAGAAATATTTGACGCTTGGAAAATTTCATTTAAACCCACATCTAAACAAGAGGAATTAGCAAAACTAAGACTTGAAATTTGTTTGGAATGTGAATTTAGAAAAGAGGTGATAAAGGGTTTAAAATGGAGTGCACTTTGTGGAAAATGCGGATGTCCCTTAAATAAAAAAGTATTTTCACCAAATTATAACCCATGCCCTTTAAAAAAATGGGATTCAGTAGATTCCTCTTATTTAGAACCATCCGAGGATAAAAACGAAAATACATTAATATAATGTATATACATATATAAAAAAATTTTGAATAATAGTTTATAATTAAAGACTAATTGACTATATTTATCAATAAGAAAGAAAAAAATATTTATGAAAGCAACAATAATTGGTAGTGATTTTCTACAAAAAAACGAATCGGTTAAGTTTTTAGAAATAAATACAAATACCACCATCTATAATCAAGGTGCAGATTTACTGGATTATACCCCGTTATTTAACATGTTAATCAGTAATGGTATTACTGAATTTCACTATATATGGACAGAATTTGACGCGTTTAAACCAAACGTAGAACCAAATAAATTTAGACAAATACTACAGACTAAGTGTGAAGAAACGGGCATATCTTATACGGAATACATCGTACCCCAAAATTCGGTTACCGTTCCATATATAGAAGATGCGTCTAATAAATTTATTTTAAGACAGTCGTATGATACTACGGCGTTAATTGATGAAACGTATTGTGCTGATAAATTTGAATTTTTCAATTTAATGAGTGGGTCTGAGTACATTCCAAAAACATATTTCACATCTAATACATTAAATTTGAACACATTAGATTTGGTTGATTATACTGATATTGAAAATCCAAATGTACTGATAAAATATCGATACCCTCAATATGACCAAACACAATATCCCGCATTATATAGAGTTTCAAATACTACCGAATTACTCAATGTTACAAATTCCGTTGAAACGGAATATTTAGTTCAAGAGTTTATCTTTTCAGAAGACAATTTAGTAGAAGGTAGGTATTCAATTATACGAAGTATTGATATTATTTATGGTCCAAATCTGGATGTTATTAATATGGGTGGTTACACCCAATCATCAATAATTCCTATTTCATTTACTCCCACAGAATATCTGGAGGGGACAAATAAATTAAATCAAAAAAGTAGATATAAATACATTACAAAAGAAATAGGTATAAGTAAGACTAACGATTACCACACTGATGATGATAGTGTTATTTTAAAATTTGATGGAACATTGGTCGATGTGGATACTGTACAATTAGGTGATTACATTCGTTCCATTAATTTTATTGATTCAAATCAAAATGAAGCGGCAGCTTTTACAGGTGAGATTTTCACATATGGTTGGGATAGTACATTACAACAATCAAACGATACGTTGGTACAGATGCAATCTGAATTAATTGGAATGGTATCCGCGTCAGTACAAACAATAATGATTCAAATAACATTAGCAGATGGTCGTACTTGGACAGAAGCACCCGGATCCACTTTTTATATTGAAGAAAAAGACTCAACCGAAACGAGATTTGAACGAGCAAATAATTTTTACATTGGTGATAAAATAGTTGTAACTGATTCAAATACAACTGAATTAACAAAAATAGCAATTACCAATTTACAAATGGTGTTTGAATCTAAAACAATATATTCTTTAGATTTTGCACCCTCTGATTTATTCTTAGTGGATGTTGGAGATGGATTATTTAGTGTGATGCACAATAGTTGTTGGTGTAGTAATAGTTTTTGTGGTAATTGGTGTTACGATAATACCTGCCCAACTTGTCAGGGAGGCCCTCCACCTAAATTATAATAAAATAAAATAAAATAACATAAACACATTTTAAAATGGCAGTAAAAGTAAGAGTAGAAAGACCGGCACAAACAATTAAAACGGTTGTTGCACCAATTTCAAGTGAATTAAAAACAAAAGTGGC